CGGACATACAAGGCGAGCCGTGCGGACCCCGCGCGTTACTCGAGCCTGGTGAGTACCACGGACGCTTCGTTCCTGGTATCGGCTACGGAATCGTCATCGGCGAGCCCAAGCCTAAGCCTGCTACCGTACCATGGTCGAAGATTGCCGCGCTCCTTGCGAACCGCGTCAATACTGAGACGATGGCCAAGGTGGTCGAGTTGGCCCTGCAGGGTCGATTCGAGACCATGGATACGGCCAAGGATGCACTTGTGAAGCCACTGAAGGCACCCCAGCTTGCGAACGGTCGACTGACCACTAAGTACCTCGACGTCTTCGCCGTCAAGGTTGCAGTAGACATCGACGAGCAAGGATAAGAGTCACGGCCTCCGCCCCATATCGGGGCGGGGGCACCCTTCACAATCCATGGGAGTGAACAACTATGGAAACATTCATTCTGTCTATCGCATCCTTGTGTATGGCTACGGGATTCACCCTGAGCCTACACGCCATCCTCAGCCCAGTGGAGACGCGCCATGAACGCCGATGACTGGGCGGCCATCCGCATGGCCGACTTCGAAGAGTACTGCGGTGGTGACTGGGATTTCATGACGTGGCTGACTTCGGTTGACCGCATCATCACGGAGGCCATCGGCCTCGGAGTCTTTGACATTGCCGACAAGCCCTGGCGTCGGACATTCGACAATGGCTTGACCCCTGCCGAAGGGGTCAAGTCTCTACAAGTACTTCGGATTGGCTACGACTAAACCCTAACCGCTCCCCCTTCGGGGGGAGCATCGGAGTCCCCATGTGGGAAATCACCTTCATCGAAACGGGGGTCACTGAACAGTGGTCCACCCGTAAGTGTAACAAGTACTTCGGCAAAGCCGAATTCTCTGAAATCTGTCAAGGCTACCATCCCTCGATCGTAGCTACGCGGATTCGATAAACCTTAGCCAGCTCCCCTTCGGGGGAGCTCTTGGAGCTGAACATGCCCGACCTTTCAACCACAGATCTCGAGTTAGAAGCCCTTCTTACATGGGCAAAGAATGTTGACGTCAGCGTCCATCCCGACGAACTTCAGAGGATGGCCGAAGACGAGATAGCGTCTGTCTGGGACAGAGAAACCGACACTTGGGTCAAGCCAGGACTGGAAGAACGAATCGAAGAACTCAAGTCAATCCACCTATAAGGAGATGAACATGCCTAAAATTTACGGACGATTCACCGATATGAATCGAGACGACCTGCAGAAATACCTCGAGTCCTGGGGCTTCGCTGTCTATGACAGCGAGTCCCTTGACACGCTGCAGCATGCGGCCTTCGAGAATGAGAAACTCGAAGAGAAGTGGTCGCAGGACAGCGCTCGAGCAACCGTCAGCGACCTCGAGTATCACACTCTTCGAGATGACGGCTACGCGCAACCTCATCCGCAGGATGAGATGGATGCGTATTGGGCGTATCAAAATAGCAAAGCGTGAATCAATAGCCCCCTGGCCTTCGGGTCGGGGGGCTTTTCTGCGTCTGGACCTGGCGATCAGCTCGAGCTCAAGTCGCAAGCATCGCTTGCGATGATAGTTCCGGGTCCGGCCGGTCCGGCGGGTATCCCGGATTTCCGGCCGGCGGTGAGCTCGAGCGCGAACCGGCCGAGCTCTTTCGAGACGGCCAGCAACATAATTATAATTGTCCGGCGTCCGGCGGCTGCGGTATCCCGGCCGGCCCGAAGGCCGACCGGCGTCGGAGTGAATCTATGACTCGGCCTCGGTGCGCTTGACGGCCTCGGCAATGACAGCCAGTAGATGCGGTCGGAGGTCGCCTCGGGTGAAGCGGACCTCGTTGTCGTCGTCATACTGGACGTTCAGATATCCGCTGTCGGGGTACGACTCGGCAGCACCCCACATGACATCCATGACGATGACGCCGAAGGCATACTCGGTCTCGTGCATCGGACCGATAAGCATATCGTGGGCGTTGTCGACCGCGGCCCACAGTCCAGACTCAAGGAACTCGCGCGCGGTCATAGTGTCACCTGTGCAATCTTGCGGAGGTTACCGTAGCGGACCCACACTGAAGTGTAGCCTTCAGCGGATAGGTCGTGTCCATTGATATAGCGACCGTCGTAACGACTTGAGACGTCACAGATACGGAAGTCGAGACGGCCTTCTTTGAGGTCGGACTGGATAGCCTTCTTGCTGCGATAGTCGCGACCGTAGGCAGGAACGAGAGTCGATGAAAACTCCATCACTCACCCCCTTCGGCGCAGATAATGACGCCGTCGATGATGTCAAGACAGGTCTCAAGAGGACACCACTCGATAGGGATATGGCGACCAAGGACAGGGCTGCGGTTCGACCGAACGAAAAAACCAGTAGGGACCGAACCATTGCCGCCCAAAATGTGGAACGTGTTCGAATGATTCTTCGGGACTGTGACTGACAGCTGGTCAGACTCGCGAGTATAGGTCAAGGCTACGCGCGTCATTTGTAGACGTGCCTTGACGAAACCTCTCTTTCTGAGTTGTGCAAAGAACTTTCTTCGTCCCATGATATTGCCTTCCATGTTCACTCCAATGGGTCAAGGTAAAGGTGCGACCCACAACAACTATAGCACGATATCGAACCAAGGTGTCAAGTATTATGTCAGGAGAATGTCAAGACACTTGAGACACTCGAAGTCGACGAAACTTGAACCATCACTTTAGCCCTTGACTTTCGACGTCAAGAGCTCAGCGCTCGAAGTCGACGAAGTCGAACCTTCGAGTAGTTTCGAGCTCTGGCCTTGTCAAGTCCAGATCATGGCTTCGCCATGATAGGTCCGGCCGATCCGGTCGACCGGTCGGTCGGCCGGCAGTCCCGGCAGCCCCGGCCGGCGATACGCGCGCGCATGATAGGTCCGGCCGGCCGGAAGATCGGAAGCACGACCGGCGGAGCTGGCGACCGGCGGAGATATCGAAGAGCTGGCGATTCAACCGGTTTAAACTGGTGTATCGATTTTATTTTATTTTATCCTTGACACCTTGGTATCGACCCTATAAACTATGAACATGTCGAGACACAACCCACTCGGCACAGGGAGTAAACATGTTGGTTAAAGAAGCGAAAGACATCATAGGTCATGCATCGGGACTCGGTACGCCGTCCAAAATGCCTGGTTATTCTACCTCTCTACCTGCATCCGCGTGCAAGGTAGGCTCAAAGCTACGCAAAGTCAAGGGCTCCACGTGCGCCTCCTGCTATGCTTTCCGCGGTAACTACGGGACGCCATCCGTGCAAAAGGGTCTGAATCGACGTCTGGACGCGTTGACACATCCGCGGTGGGTCGAGGCTATGACCTTCATGATCGACCGCTACACGAACCCCGCAGACGCGTATTTCCGCATCCATGACAGCGGAGATTTTCAGAGTCTTGATCACGTCCGTCAGTGGGTCGCAGTCGCGCGCAGTCTTCCCGATGTCCAGTTTTGGGCGCCGACACGTGAGACTCGCATGATCAAGGCTGCCCGCGCTATGCTTGCGGGTTCATGGCCTGCCAATCTGACGGTCCGCGTCTCTGCTCCGATGGTAGGCAAAGGCCCCGCTAAGGCCATGCAAGGCTATCCAACGTCCACCGTCGACTTCGGAGACGGCCACACGTGCCCAGCGCCCACACAGGGCAACCAGTGCGGAGATTGCCGAGCCTGCTGGGATTCTACCGTCGACAACATCGACTACCACAAGCACTAAGGGGGGACGCTATGCATGAACTTATCCAGATCATCGAGCACATTTTGCACGAAGTAGACGCCGACCCGAGCGCAGACGCGGGAGAAGTACTGGACGCGATCGACTGGGAGCGCGTTAAGCGGGTCCTGTCCCGTCAGAAGATCATCCACGAGTTGAGCGGAGGAAGCTATGAGTGACCACGACAGACGCAAGACGATCACGCTAACCGTCGGCCAGTGGGGTGACATCATGCACGCGGTCGGAGACTACATCGAGCGCTCGTATGACTACCTCAAAGATCACGGGGTCTATCCCGACAGCCCCGAGAAATCCGATCCCGGCCCACACTACGACGTCGACGACTTCGAAGTAGAACTGGCGAACCTCGCCACAGCCATCACATTCTTCGATCACCTGAACGAAAACGTATCAAAGGAGGACTAACCATGTCCGAGATCATCAAAACAGCAGAGACGGCGCTCGATTCCCTATTCAACCACGCATGGAAGATCGAACGTCGGATCGAAGAAGACCCCGACGGACTGAAGGAGGATATCCTATCGATGATATCCAATGTCCAGACCGAGGCCAGCCGGATCGAAGACAGTCTCGAGAAGGTGTCGGCCCAGCTCCACGAAGTAAAGGCGCCCGATCCGCGGTCGGTCGAGATGTGGCTCGAAGACTTGAACGCGCTAACGTGCACGGACTCGAGCGGCCGCGACCGGCTAAGCCGGACCGAGAGACTATCGGTCGAGCAGATGTATACTTACATCAACCAGTTCAGGACTTGACGCGTCGGTTCACCGGTGATACGTTACCGGTGACCGATGGTCAACCGTAAGCAGTTCACTCCCGCCCCCCATTGGCCCGACATGTCGTCGAGCTGGTGGGGGGTTTTCTGGCTGAGCTCAAGTTAGTTCGCGTTCCTCGCCGTAGCCGGAGTCGCTCGAGTCGCCCGACATCTTCCGGCAGATCTCCTCGAGACGATCGGCCTGTCCGGCATGCGTCTCGGACGCTTTTCGGAGTTCTCCGACGATCTCCATGATCTCCGCGTGGTGATCCGGCGTCATTTCGGCGAGTTCGTCCGGCGAATCCGGCTCTTCCGGCTCCCCGACCGGGTCGGCGTCCTCATCTTCGATGATAGTTCCCGGTTCTTCCGGGCCGGCGGCTGCGAGAAGCAACATTTTCCGGGCCGAAGCGAATCCGGGACCGGAAAAGTCGGGATGTTCGTCTCCCATGGCGTCTTTCTTCGCGATGATGATCATTTTCGGGGATTCTGAGTGCATTTTAGGTCCGATTTCCAGCCACGATGCGGGCCAGACGTTCATCGAAGTCAATATCGACTGCGATAGCGGTAGTTTGACCCGATTCTGGGCCGGATATCAAGCCGCATCGGTCTAAAATGACCTCCGAAGCTTTAACTCTGTCCTTGGGATTGATCCCAGGGTCGCGAACGATCTCTACAAGAGCTGAGAGTGCATCTTCTGCAGCGGCTTCAAGGTCTTGACCTATTACCTTACGTCGATATTCGGCACCGGATCTGATCGAGGCGGCGATCTCAGGTTCTGATGACCATTTCCACACAGTCGAGGCACGTATTTTAAGTCGACGCGCGACACTCTGAACTGTGTACCCAGCTTCGAGTAATCGAGCCGCGGCCGCACGTAGTTCTGGTTCACCTTTGAATCGACTCTCTTCGACCAGCATCTCGACGATCTCTTCTTCGCCGACCGCAGCTACGATTGTCGGCACGATCGACAGCGGCTGATTCGCTGGGGCAGTGGTTTCGTCGGTGTCATCCATAAGAACAGTATAACACACCCGAAATGTTACGACTGCTACGACCCTGCTACGACCCCGTCGTTACATCGAGACAACAGGTTCGACCGAGACAATGGGCCACAAAAGTATATGTTACGACATGAAGTGTTCTATAGGTACGTGGGGAAGGCTCGCTCCACTGACTGAGTCGATAAATCATGAATCTGACTTTCAGACCCCCCTCTAAACGCAGGGGTCGTAACATTGAATAAAATCGATCGAGAGCTCCCTTTGTTCCTTGTTTATCGGGTGCTACGACGGGTCGTTACATTGTCGTTACAGTCGTAGCATATTGTCAAGAGAATGTCAGGAGATCACTGACGGACTGGCATAACACTGACGACCTGGTATTATTCAAGAGTCAACAGGGCGGGAGCCCGAGGAGTGAACATGACTGAGTTAGCAACCATCATGGGCGTCGACATCGGCGCTGAGTTTACGAGCCGTACTGGCTCTAAGTACACGGTCGTCGGCCTGCACACGTGCGGCGGCTTCACCATCAAGCGTGCGGCCAGCGGCAAGACTGTCCGTATATCTGGTCGCATGCTGGGCCGCACACTGGTCCGTATCAACGAGGGTGAGTCCTTCGCATACCAGGCCAACGCGACGAAGGGTGGCATCAGCTACACCGTCGCTATCGAGGCTGGTGTGGTCTTCGCCATGGGCGACCTGTTGACCCGCGACGATGCGAACCGTCTCTACATCTCGCGGGGTGCCTGATGGAAAAGCAACTACGCACCAAGTGCTGTCTGGCCTACGACACGTTCTGGGATGACCTGCACATCTGCCGCAAGTGCCACGCACCGAACCCCGCGATGATCGAGGTCGAGTACTCCGACTGCTCCGACCCCGAGACTTCTTCCAACTACGACCGCACGACCAGCATCATGGATGAACTGGCCGAGATCCTAAACCCGACGAGGAACGTGATATGAGCCGCCTACAAGAGACCAAGCAGAAGACACTGACGAAAGACGAACTCAAGCACGCCACGTCCGAGGACGTCGCGATCAGCATGCCCAACCGACAGGGCAGCACATGCCCCGCGTGCGGCGCTGGCTGGTCCGACCTGACCTTCGAGTCCGACCAAGACGACTGGAACACAGAGGACCGCGACTACACGTGCCGCAAGTGCTGGTGCCGATGGACCGAGCAGTGGACTCTGTGCCCCGTCATCCACATCACGGAAGGCCCCGCACGCTACGACCAACATCTCGATGGTCGTCCCCTGTATCAATCACTGAAGAAGGATCCAGCAAACGTACTCGACTCACCCGACCGACACTGGAACGAGTGGTGTCTGGGCGGCGACATCCGAGTCATGGCATACGTCAACCGCAACGGCGACAGCGTGGTCTGGTACCCCGAGGGCATCGTCGACTCTGGCCTTCCGACTCTCGCTGTCTTCGCAGAGGACGACGAGGAATGGACCAACGCGGTTCGATGGATCGAGGACACGACCTTCGAACAAGCCAAGGAGATGATGCGAGACGAGCCTCATCACCCAGACAGAAAGGGAGGTGAGTGATGGGCAGTCCTTCACCATACGGGCCCACAGTCGTTTCGATCAAGGCGTTTCTGACACTCGCAGAAGCCATGGCTTTCTGCGACAGAAACACGAAGCTGAACCTGTTCATCCAGTGTGAGCTGGACGGACGATATCACGTATACAACGGAGGATAGTGATGATGGTATGCCCACAGGACAAAGACCACAAACAGTTCGTCGTTACGGCGCACGTAACCGAAGACTGGATTGTGGACGGCGAGGGTAACTTCGTTGAACTATCGACAAAGTCCGACTGCCAAGTGCTGCACGCTCCAGACGAGCAAGACATCTGGACGTGTGCCACCTGCGGAGCAGAAGCAATCGAGCAAGCAAAGGGAGGTGAGTGATGGGTGAGTCCGTAACCTTCGTGAGATTCACTAAGCGTACCAATGACCCCAAGCTGGCGTGGTTGGAAAGTCAACTGACGGAAGCGGGTATTTCCCACCAGAGAAAGGGTCAAAGTTATCATGCTCCGCTTTTGGAGGTGGAGTCTGCGCGTATTGATGATGCGTGGGACATCCTCGATCCGATTGACGACATTCCAGACAACGATCCTATGTTCACGGGAGGTGAGTAATGGCAAGAGAAGTATATGTATGCGAAGAGTGTGGTGGAGAGGACATCCAAGTCGCCATGTGGGTCAACCCGAACACGGGTGAGTCCGACGACTGGTTTGGCTCAGGAAGTTGCAGCTCCACACAGTGGTGCCATCGATGCGAGGCCAACTGCTTCGTTACTCTCCGCGCGTACCCCGAACCCCAAGACACCAAGGAAGGTGGGTCATGAAAGCCGAGTTCATTCAGAACAGCTATTACATCAAAGGTCAGGCGTGTCATCTGGACCGCATCGTACGGATCAACAAGTACGACTCGCAGACTGGAAACTTGGCTACAAGTCGTCGTCTACGGATACGACTGCGTAGCTTCCATTCGGGTAGCCCAGGCAGCTACGCTATCGCCGAGTTCTGGACAAGACAGAGCGGGTGGGTCGAGGTACTCAACTGGGACATCCAAGACCTGTACTGCAAGGATGCCTGCTACCTCGATGCGGAAGGCATGTACTACGACATCTTTGACACCGACGCCAAGTATCTAATCAAGAAAGCACTCGACGTGCTGGAGGCATAATCATGAACGCGCAATATACAATCCACAGCAACAGCTACCTGACGGTCACGGGACTGGTCAAGTGGGCGCTCAACAGCGACGACACGTCTCTGACCCAGGAGAGCCGCAACCAGGCAGCGAGACTGTTCAAGCTGGCGAGCACCATCCCCGACCTACCCGCACGGGTTCTGCTGGAGATGGTCGAGGGCGACGCACTGATCGTGTACCAGCCCAACTCGGACTGGCAGCAGGATCGGATCGAGATCACGACATCAGAGTGGGACGGGGAGGAAGAAGCGGCGGAGGAGTTTATCTGCCAGATGGAAGAACAGGAGCTCTCAGCTCTACGACTCCCGAAGCGCATCGTGAACCTGTTGACCAACGCCGGGATTCGATCTGTCGAGCAGCTACTTCGGCACACCGTCGACGACCTGTTGGAGATCCCGAGACTTGGTCCGGCTGCTGTCGAGATGATTCGACTGTCACTGGCTGAGACCTGGGGCACAGACTTGAAGCTACCTCGTCGTAAGTAATACTTGACGGGATGTCATGAGTTGATACACTGAGGGAAGGAGAACTGTAATGTCCAGACACAAGCCAGACAAAGTTATTGACACGTCAAAGTACGTGGTGATCCCCATCGACTCTGACAAGGTCGCCAAGGAGTTCATCACCGAGCACCACTACAGTGGCAGCTACCCTGCTGCGCGGATTCGTGTCGGCTTGTGGAAGCTGGACGGTCCCGAGTTAGTAGGGGTCGCCGTCTTCGGTGTGCCTGCCCACCCGCTGACCTTCGCCCGCTACGTGGACGGTGCCGACCAACATGAAGGTGTCGAGTTGAACAGGCTCGTCATTCTCGACGAGGTCGCCTCCAATGCGGAGACGTGGTTCCTGGCTCAGTGCTTCCGAGTGGTCGAGCAGCGACTTCCCGACGTACGCTTCATCCTGTCCTTCAGCGACCCCATTCCCCGCGAAAGACCTGACGGTTCGGTTTTCATGCCTGGTCATCTGGGCACGATCTACCAGGCACACAACGGCATCTATGTGGGTAAGAGCACATCGAAGATCACCTACATCGGACCGCAGGGTCAGACCTTCTACCGACGCACGCTCAACAAACTCCGCAACGGAGAGCGCGGCAGGTTCTACGTCGAACGTCAGCTCGTCGACATCGGGGCTCCGCTTCGTGAACCTGGCGAGGAAGCGGCCGACTGGATCGATCGAGTCATCGACCTGGGCCTACTGAGAAAGCAATCACATCCAGGCAATCATGCCTACGTCTGGGCTCTTGGAAACAAGAGACAGAAGAAACAAACCACTCGCCGATTCAAGGCAAACCTACCATACCCAAAGGGAGAACTATAATGTCCGCTAAACTACCCGCCGCACAACGTGTCGACCCACCACTCGAGTTTCGTCGTGCCTTGTACGAACTGGTCGAGGGTCACGTCGACGACGAGCGCACCCCAGGCGAGATCATGCTCTGCTTGGCTACTCTCTGCATCGTCAACGGCATGGACCCTGAGCAGGCGACTCAAGCCTTCAACGAGGTCTTTGCCGATGTCTACCGCAGTCTCAATCACATGACTATGAACCCGCTGGCGCAGGTAGTAAGGGAGGAAGCGTGAGGAAGATTGAACTGCATATATCAGACGCCGCCTTCAAGCGGCTTCGCTCCGAGGCGATGGTTCGACAGATGGCTAACTGCGGTAACGTGCAGGACATCATGCACGGCGTGTGTATTCGGATCGCCAACGCCCAGGAAGGTACGCCTGTCTTGGTTCGATTGAAGAAGGAGGTGGAAGATGAGAAGACTACCGAACCCGCCTGAGTACGAGGGCTGCGACTGGCAGGACGACAAACTCAACCATGAGCTCAAAGACCAAGTCGACGTGATGCTCCGTCTTGAGATCGACGATGATCGATGGTGCGAGGTTCGCTCCGCACCGGCCGGTAAGTTCGAGTCTCGCTGGTACGTGTCTTGGGACGAGGCGCCGGAAGTTGAAGTCTTCGACACTCTTGCTCGTGCCCAGGAAGACGCAGAGGAAGATCACTACGATGTCTGGGAAGGTCAACAGGACTGGTGTCAATGTTCCGATCCTGGCTGTCCCTGTACTGGCTACAAGGTGGGGATCCCATGACTTTCTTGGAAGGTTTCTTAGTCGCTACCTCGATCATCTGGGTGCCTTGTCTTCTGGATGGATTCGCTCTCTGGTACACAGGGAACGATGATGTCTAAGAACATTGACAAGGAGGTTGAGATGATCGATCATACAAGTTATAGGACCAACCCAAGGAGGAGTCATGCTTTCCATTAGTCTCAAGTTCAGCGGCCCCGATACCCGAACTCGCTGGAACCGCGCCTACAACCCGATCCGTCAGTACATCGAGATCGAGCATCTTGAGATCACAGAGAGCATGCGTAGTGGGCAGGGATTCGCTCGCGTGTATGGCTCGTTCCACTACCTTGCGGAGTTGACAGAGAGGCTGGGAGCCACCGTCGTAGACGAGTCTCCCCCCGTCGAAGAGCCCGCGGCTGTCGAGGTACCGGCTGAAGTCATGGACCTACTCGATATGTCTGTGCGCAATCTACGCAAGGCTCTCGCAGACAACGACTACAGCGCCTATGCTGCGGCATTGCTGGCGGCTGAGAAGGCAGGCAAGACACGCAAGAGCGCGGTCGATCTGCTTGAGGCATTGATCGACGGATGATCTTACTCCTCTTCTCAGGAGGACTCGACTCCATGCTTCTTGCGGAACGTGCGCTCCGTGAGGGTAAGGAGCTGGCTGTCCTGTTCTTTCGCTACGCTCATCCCGCAGCGCCCCAAGAGTCTGAAGCTGTGAGCAAGTGGTTGCAGCAGAAGCACAAGGATGGTCACTCGATCAGAAGCATCGAGATGAGCCTACCTCTGTGGGGCACAGACACAATGAACCTTGGTGTAGGTACGCCTGGTCCTCGAGTACTTGCAGCTCGTAACCAAGTGATGATCGCCTTCGGTGTCAACGTCGCTTCTTCGATCGGGGCCGAGGCTGTGTGGTACGGAGCCAATCTCGGAGACAACGCAGACTACCCAGACTGTCGGCCTGATTGGATCGACCTACAGGACACGCTGGCGTCGGACTGGGGTGTCAGTGTCGAGGCCCCCTTGATCAACATGACGAAGCAAGAGATCAAGGATGAAGCCGCAAGTATCGAACTCGATGGTTGGTGGTCTTGCTACGAGCCCCGAGACGGTGAGCCCTGCGGGGAGTGCAACAGTTGCCTCGCCTGAAGGTCACAGAGATCTATGCGTCGGTGCAGGGAGAGAGCACTCATGCTGGCCGTCTCTGCGCCTTTGTGCGTCTGACAGGCTGCAACCTACGCTGCACGTGGTGCGACTCTGAGTACACCTTCAGCGGCGGGGACTGGATGTCGATCGAGCAGATCATATCGAAGGTCGACGAACTGGAGATACCCTTAGTGCAAGTCACAGGGGGTGAACCCTTGGCTCAGAAGGAGTGCATGACTCTGATGCAGACGCTCCTCGATGAAGGCTACGAGGTCTTACTTGAGACGTCGGGCTCGATCAGCGTGGCCGAAGTACCGCTGAGTGTCAGCACGATCATGGACTTGAAGGCACCGAGCTCAGGCGAATCAGCCAAGAACTTGTGGTCGAATATCGAACTGCTTGGCGAGGGTGACGAGGTCAAGATCGTGATCGGCTCCCGGCAGGACTATGACTGGGCGCTCGAAGTTATGAGTAAGCACAACGCAAACTACCTGCTGTCTCCGGTGTGGGGCGTGCTGGATCCTAAAGACCTGGCTGAGTGGATGCTCCAGGACAAGGTGCTGGCTCGGATGCAGGTTCAGCTCCACAAGGTTCTATGGCCAAACAAGACTTCCGGTATTTAATCGCGCTCTTTATCCTGGGTGCGATGATCAAGGCGACTCTTCTATGGGGTAGCTTGAACTGAACTTGTCTGAAGCACTGGGCCAGAAACCAGAACTCGACGACTTCAGGGAGATCACAGCTAAGGTGAAGCGTGAATGGGTGTTCAGCGTCGAACTCCGCCAGACCCAGTAGCTCAGCCGTATCTAAGTCCCAGAGCCCTACGTAGAGATTCCCTGTCGGTGGGTCGCCCAAGTACTCTTCAATGGCTTCAGCGTCGTCTATGGCGACGGCAAGGTATCTCGACAAGCCGAGCACACAGTACGCACTGCCTATGACCGATCCGTCAGGGCACTTCACAGCACCCGTCTGGTAGCGCCACATCAACTCGGTGTCTTGCTGGAACGTCATCGAGATCGAGAGTCTGCGCGCTTCTCCGAACTGATACCCCGCGGCATCGGTCAGTGCCTTGGCAATGGTCAGCACTCGAGGACCGCCCCCTCTACCATTCGTCAAACCTGAGTTCGAGCGAAGGCAGCAGCTGTCCATATAGACATCGGTCTGGGTGCAGATGATGTCCAGCACTTGAAAGGCTACCTCGCTCTTGGGACCAGCGCCGAGCAGGTGGACACGGTTCGGCCTCATCACATCGCAGTACTCGAGGATCTCTTCCGCACTGGTCGCTGCCTTCTTACACGGTAGTGCAGGCATCCAGTTCATACCTTCCATCATTCTCGATACGGCATGGTGCATCTCTATCTGTGTCATCTCGCCCAGGTGCAGGGGCACCAAGATGTTGGCTCCCTCCTCGCTCACTTCTCTGAGCTCATCAAGGTGGCGCACCAACCTCTGCATCGTTTCCTTCTGACTGCCCACACGATCGGGGGCAACGACGTAGAGCTGAGACTTGAGTCTCTTTGCCAGGTCTCGATATACACCGATGCGTCTGCGCCACTCAGCCTCGTCGATAGGACGGACGACTTTGATCTGACCTCTTCGATTTACCTTGACTTCGCTGAAGGCACCCGAGTCGATGAATATCTTGAGCCCCGTACCTGCCAGTGACAGCACGGCTGCGTGGGACTCTTCGTTCATGATGTCGACGGTGATGCCTGCCGGGTGATCGATGTCAGCGAATCCCAGTAGATCCACTGCCATCGTTGCCCCGCTTGCGAAGTAGGTGTAGTTCATTCGCTCCTGAGCCCGTAGCCGTCCTTGTACCAACCGTCGCCCTTCAGAGAGAAGCTGGTGCTTGAGATCAGCCGCGTCATCTTCTTGGCGCAGGGCTCACACACAGGAGCCTTTGCGTCGCTCATGCGTTGAAGCATCTCTCGCTTCTTCTTACAGACGGGGCACTGGTACTCGTAGATCGGCATCAGCTGTCTCCGGGTGAGGTGTCAAGGAATATAGGTGTGCCTTCTCCGACCCATGCGCCCAGTGTGTTGAAGTTGAAGTACTCCTCTGCCTCTGTGTAGGTCATGCCTTCTTTGACATGGGCCTCGAGTATCGCAGGCATGTCATAGACCAGTAGCGGTCCTGTATGACATCGATAGGCCACACCCAGGATGAATGGATCGTAGAACTCTGCAGGCTCAAGACGGAGCGCATCGCACTCGATCTGACCGATCCACTCGAGTATCTCCTGGGGGTCTGCCATCAGTCTTCCAATGCCAGGTCTGCAGTGCTTCTCTTGATGCAGTAGCAACGAATCGATACACCATCCACGCGCACCACTCGAGTCCTGTTTCGACCGCGGCCACGGTACAACCACTCACGCTCGTCCCATCGAGTGAGGAGTTCTTCTGGGTGGTAGCCCAGCTCCTTGAGTACTTCTCGGATAGTCAGTGCTGTGACTGCGATGTAGTCCCAGTCGTCTTTGCCGCTCCAGCTTCCACCCCATCCCGAGTGCGGTACCCGAGCGATGCCCATCGAAGACGTATCATGTCGACCATAGAATCGTGCTTGGTTGGCGGCACACCAGCTGACTAAGTCCTGCATGGCTGACAGTGGCCTGTCTGCGTCTTCTCCTGCAGCGAAGGCACTCTCGATCAAGTGCGCGAAGGGATCTTCTACAGGCTTGGGTATACCCATCTGATGGACGATAGTAGCTGCGACGTCGAGTGCAGCCAAGTGAGCCGCGTGACGTCGAGCCACAGCAGTCTTAGCGATAGCCGCGTAACCATCTCTCGAGTTGCGGAAGATCTCACGAATGCGGTCATGGCTCTTTTGGTTGCCGACCAAGTATTCGATGATGCGCCGACCCAGGTGACCATAGGTGCCTGCCAGGTCGACCTGCAAGTTCTCACTCATCTTGCCGCCTGCTCTGGGATCATCTCCCAAAGGCTTGCCCTTGAGGCTGAGAACCCGAGCTCGCGTACCTGCGTCTTGGCTGAACGAGGTCGCAGCACCTTCTCCAGAACTGATGAGCACGGTGCGCCAAGACTCGATACGACGCGTGCCATCCGGGTTACCTCGACCGCGACCCTGACCTTGGCAGAAGTCGTAGATGACGTCACGGATCATCCGGGGGTGACGAACTCGCTTGGTCTCGTCGAGGATGAGGGGCAGGCTGTGCAGGTATCCGGTAGTACGCTCGATCCAGACCTTGGTGGCATCCCAGCTGTACATAGCCGTGGGGTAGCTGTCAGAAGGCTTACCCCACACAGACGCAGCCAATCGAAGCGCCGTAGTCTTACCGCCCGAAGTCTCACCGCTGAAGTCCACGACGAAGCCGGGTAGCTTCAGTACTTCGAGGATGGGGGCTGCGGCTGAAGCATAGATGGCGATCATCATGTACGGATACTCGAGTACGTTCTCGATCGCGACTTTCCACTCGGACCAAGAACCCTTGCTCTTCCATCCTTGCGAGATGGTCTCCAGTCCTGGAGGTGCGGTCAACGCGAACGAAGATGGCTTTTGATCTGTCGTATAGTGTTTGTCCGGTAAAAGGAAACCGCCATCTGGTAGCCACCCCATGCGGGACGCCGACTGTACCGCAGGGAAGCGGTGGTTGTTTTCCGCTTCGAAGTCAGCAAGGTAGGAGACAACCTGTGAGATGTGGTTGCTGCTGACCGGCGCTTCGAGGTCTGCCAGTGCCATGATCCGCGAGGTGTCTAAGATCGTCCGGCGGTCGATCACTCTGGAGCACCATCCGGCGGGGCCGCGCCAGACAACCTGTCGCTTCGCTTCTCCGGTGAGCACATCGATGGTCCGGCCCGATATAAAGATAGGAGCTGGAGCCACTCGACTTCTGCTGATGTCTCCGTCCATTCCTGCGCTCAGCTTGTATACGCCAGAGACGTCGATCTCATAGCCTCTCGGTACGCGCAGCATATCGAGCACCGACTTCTCGATGACGGTAGCTGGAGGAGAACTGGCTCCGAGAGCCGCGCTCATCGTACAGAGAGCCAAGAGCTCCTGCTCCATCATAGTCACTTGAGACTCGATGATCTTCTGCATGCGCTCGTCTGCGAGACGCTTGATTGCAGAGCGAAGGTTCCTTGCCTTGTTTACTTGGCCCGGTACAGACTCGATCGTAGACAGCATGGTGCTGATACGCTCACTGTCTTTCTTCCATTCGTCTGCCAGTGCGTCGAGCACGTCAGGGTCTTGCACGCCTGCCCATGCTTGCTTCTTGGCATCATTGTCCGCACTCTTCACCGCTTCAAGGAGGCCGCTCAAAATGTCGTTAGTTTCTTGTGTCACTCCCATGACTGTCATTGTCCATCTCCGATGTGGTCAGCATTGTTCATATCCCGTAAGCAAAAGACGCCGCCCGACTAAGCAGACGGACGACGCCTAAACCCTGAGCCAAACCGATAGGAGATGCAGCATGGCTTCACCCAATCTATCGAGGTTGCAGGGTACGTGTCAAGCTTTGCGCTTCCAGCCTGACTTCAAGTCGTCTATACATATCTCAACTGTGTAGTCTCTCCAGTTGCATTTGGTGCAACAGCGCACGCGAGACACCCAGTCTTCAGTAAACCATGATACGGCTCGCTTAGCCAAACCCGCCGACTTACAACCTTGTGGCGTAAACGCCGTCCGGCTGGAAGTCACACGGGTCTTGCTGTCGCAGCGAGGACATTTCATTTGAACTGAGTAGCCTTTGGAAGCGGCACCAAGTTACCGGCTTCGATTACTTGGAAGTTTCCGTCAGCTAAGATTTCAGTGCAAGAGGCTAAATGCCCCCCGCTAATGATCTTTGCAGCAGCTTCGGCCTGCATCGCATTGATCTGCTCGTCCAAATATCCGAGTCCGTGTAAGACTCGAATCGCGTAGGTACTCGTCACGTTGGTGCGCGGAACGAACTCAGACGGAGCTTGCCCCAACTCCAGCTCTTCCTCTTCAGGCTTTCCCTCGATCTGCTCCTCCAACCACTTGTCCATGTCGATGATGGTCCAGTTCTTCGGGCTGCGACCCTTGGGGCGAATGGTGCTCGCCATGAGAACCTGACCGTCGTACTTGGAGAATGCCCGCATCACAGCAGACAGGGTCGAGCCATCCCAGGCACGATCCTCAGGGATCAACACAGAAGGTGCGTCACTTGGCGTAGACATCTGCATAGCAATCGCAGTTGTGACTGCAGCCCACTCGGCACCTGACAAAGCGCAGCACAGCTTGTCGTTTCTTCTGAGGCCCATGCGGAACACATCACGGCCTTGATCCTCGAGTTCGATACCGAAGTCCCAGCCATCAGGCAGGAAGCGACTGACGCCATCTGAGAAGGTCTTACCGAATACGCGGACAAGATGACCCACTGCATCTTCGCAGATCTTCTTCATCTCCTTGTACCTCTCGACCTGCTGCTTCATGGACAGTGCAGTCTCCTTGGCTTGCATGACTGTGTCCCACTTGCCTGCAGCAGCGATCATCATCGACAGCTTGGACTCAGCCACATTCAGCTGATGCTTGATGGCTTCCATGTCAGACGACTGCGTAGACTCGGCCTCGAGTTGTGCGATCGTGCCTCGCTCTGCGTTACCGTAATAGTCAGCGCACGCAACCAAGTGACTGTGCCCGACTTCGCTACTGCAGCTGGGGCAGCTGCTCATGTCTTCTTCAACAGCCCAGTCCAGCACGTACTTGTTCGCTTGAATGCGCTTGAGGTTGGGGTCTGTCGGACCGGCCGCGGACGCGACCAGTAACGCTTGCAGACGCTTGACCTCCTCGGAGAAGTGGTACATCTCAGTGTCGGAGGGGCGCTCGTCCAGATCGCCGCGCAGCTTGTCGAAGACAGCTTCGGCACCCTTGACCTCTTTGGCGCTGTCTCTTTGAGACTTGCTTGTGTAGTCGGTGACCGCGATCAAGGTCTCGATCTCAGACAGGTTGCGCCCGATGTGCTCGGCCAGATCTTCATAGCGTGCATGATAGTTAGCAGGTATCTGCGCAAGCACATCCTCTCGGTCTGCGTTCTGTGCGGCCCACAGAACAAAGGACTTGCGTGCAGTAGTTGAGCTACCAGCAAGCGCTTTGCGTACGAGACGTAGAGGCAGAGACATACTGCAGTCAACTTCAGTGTCATGCTTGGGGCGGCCGACCTTGCCCTTCTCTGACTCGAGTCGGTAGTACGCCTCGGTACCGTCGTTGATGACGGCCGTACACTCAAGATAGTCGCTGGGCGACAGGCTCATGAGAAGCGCACCGTCCTTGACTTCGTTGCGATTAACGATGTCGTCTGCAGCCGCACTTAGTGCGAGCTCAAGAGACTGAGTGACAGCGCTCTTGTGTGATGTGTTTGATCCAACGAGAAGCGTGTGCTTGCCGATCTCGACATTCCATATGTCGCCGGTCGGACTCTTGACGTTGCTCTCGATCTTTTTAATCCAGGGCTTTTCCTGTTTCATGGTTTCTCCTACGGGTTCAGGGTTTCCGTGGCGGTATAATAACTACCCTACATTTAGCGGTCAAGGTCAAAAAATGACCGCCGACCAGCCTTTCCAGTTGTCAACGTTGGTGTCTTCCAGCGCAGTGATTTGTTTAAACCGGTGTGTACCAGGGCACCAAGCAAACACATGTTTATGCTCTTCAAGGAATCCTTGTATGATCGACGCGGTGGCGCGACCTACAACCGGCGTCTCAGCTTCGATGTCTAAAGGCACCACTACGCCATGAAACATAGGTGAGCCATCATAGTTGCAACCGTGAGGTACGTCATTGCACCATGCTTTCCAGCCTCCAAGAGCTGAAGCACGAGACTGAAAGTCGTCTCTGCCGGGTATGACTTCCACACTCCAGTCAGGTAGGTTTAGCTGACCCAGTAAAGTCTGTGACCATTCAGCGATGTCAGACACGTCATCTTGTCGGCTATGCGCCAAGAACCATTTCGCGGCCTGCATTAGACCTCCTTTAAGTTTTTGCCTATATCGGCTTCTGATGTGAGTACAACTTCCCAGCCAGGTATGGTCAGGGTCATACACTCTTCAACTTGCTGTCTCCACTTCTCCAGCTGCTCTTCCCCCTCATCAGGGACTTCGATGCAGACGCTGTCGTGACACTGGTGGATAAGACCTGTTCCTGGGCCAGCGAACCCGAAAGGGAACGCAGAGATAATTTCTTGTTCTGCCAGCCGCATGAGTGAACTTTCAGCGGCCAGCACAGGGAAGTTGACGACTTCATTTTTCTTTCCATCAGACAAATTCCCGGATCGCCGACCCAGGACAGGTTCTTCCATATAGCCTTGTTCGCGGTAAATCTCGAGCATTCGACCCCAAGCGTCCATCCACTCAGGCTCAGCTTCCAACCACTGCTGGTGAAAGTGCCTGACTTCTCTGGGCTCGATGTCCAAGTAGGGCAGCTTGCCGTCGTTTGTCTCTGTTGACGTTAGGACCTGCCAAACTGTACTGGGGTCGGCCCAGTAGATAGATGCATAGCGGAACGTCTTCATGACGTCTCGCATGGCTTTGGCCTGCCCGCCTATCGGCTTCTTGAGAAGGCTGAACCCATCAGGCCCCCAACCATCGGCATGCTTGAACTTGCTGCCGAAGATGTCATAGGCCAGCAGGTTGTGTGGGTCCTTGTTCTCTACGAAGCACTCAAGTAGACGAGGGATCTGCCAGAAGCTTGCGGTGATTCGAAGATGGGCTTGATCGAGGTCAGCCCCGATGTAGGCGCGGCCTGGTGGTGCAGCGAAGATGCTCTTGAGTCTGCCTTGTCCCTTACGGTTACCGATGTTCTGTAGGTTGGGGCCGCTTGAGCTCAGGCGTCCGACACTGGTGGTGTGTGCGTTCCAGTTGCTTCGAACACGACCGTCTTGCCATACAAGACCTTTCTTGGGGTCGACGTCTCTTCTCTGCATAGGCAGAAGGACTGTACCGAGTATCTTGTTCTTCTCTCGACGGTATAGTCTCAGCTCGTAGATAAACGCTTTCTGCGCGGCCGACAGACCAGGGTTGGACAGATGACCTCGAAGTACCGCATCGCCGGTGCCGGGTAGTCCTGACTCGGTGAAGAAGTCGCGAGACTCCATGTGTGGTGGAATCGACAGCTTCCACTTGTTGTAGAAGAGATTGCGTATCTGATCTGCAGATCCTGGGTTGAAGCCGTCATCGTTGACTGACTTCATGTCCAGCTTCTTCAGCCCGATGCTTCGAGCCATCTCGTCCAGCTTCTTTCGTCTCTTGTCGATACTGACGGTGTATTCGACTTCGAGACCCATACGAATCTTTTGATCCACCCACACACCGTTGCGGTGCATCTCAAGGCACATCTCTTGAGTCTTGTGGTCTACCTCGAACAGATTCCAAGGCTTACCCTCGCCCCATCCTCGCGGCTTGAACTCTTGGTTGAGAGGTCGGAAGGCGCCTGCATTCGATGACGCATCAATGAGCGGTACAACGATTCGAGCATTGACCACTGCGTCGACGATGTTGTAGCGCAACAGCTCATCGTCATCTGTTGCACCTGTTGCGATCTTGACGCCCTTCTCTGACGTCTCCCAGCGCTCTACATCTGTGAGGATGGAGCCGATCGTCTTCAGTCCTTTGGGCAGGTCTGGTGCGCGAAAGCGTGTGGGGAAGAGTGTGTCTACCAAAGGAGCTGGAGCAATACCAAGCCAACGCTCTATGACTAAGCGGTCGAAGAACCCGGCATTGTGTCCAACCCATACGCGACCATCGGTCATTGCAGTCATGAGTATCTGCTTGATCGCGTCTTCGTCTTCTTGCGAGTAGAACTTTGTTCCGCCATCTGCCGACAGGATGCTGATGCCTACTGCTTGGGAGACTGTTGAGATCTCTGCCCGTGCTGCCTTGCCCATCTTGTCGAGGTCAGGTGTGGCGATGGCTATGGTGCGTAATCGGCAGGCCAGAGCATCTTTGCCGTCGGTCTCGACGTCGTATGACCAAAAGGGCGCGGCTTGGCTCAACCACGCTACAAGCTCATCAGGGGTAGGTCTCCATAAGATGTCGGGGTCAGTCCACCGCAGCCGATTCTCAAACCAACGAAACCCCTTCGCTAAGTCTGAATGAAGAACGCTTCTCCAGCTGGGAGAGCGCACGACAAATGATGGATGCAGCGTAGGCATGATCATGTGGGCGCCTCTGTTGGGCACCATACGCCACTCCTCGTCTACCCATACAGGGCCGCCTCGAGACGCATGAATCGATGCGCTTGTGCCTGTCAGGGCTTGTGTCGCTGTCTTACCTAAAGTGATGATGTGACGGTACCTGGACGCTGTGTTCAGCAGACGAGGTCGGCAGCATGTAGCCGGGTGAGGTAGAGGGTCTTTACCCTCCTTGCTTCTCCGTCTGTTGATTTGATCAAGCTTCTTCTCCATGCGAGTCCACGCACCAGATGGTTGACCTGGGGGTCTGCAGAGAATGACGTTTGTTAGATCGATGTCTGGCCGCTTCTTAGCGATAGCGAGTAGAGCATTGCCCCACTCTCTACCAGAACGGCCTATGAGGGGTCGGCCTCTTCCGACCTCCTCAAGACCGGGAGCTTCCGTCACAGCAAGTGTCGTGGCTCCGTTGTGTATCTCAGGAGGGACTGGTGACCATTCGTCATCCGATAGTTCACCATTCTTCCTGAGAGGGCAAATGTCGCATCGAGCGCCACAACTTTGTGGGTCGTATCGCTTTTCAAGAGGTTGCAACATTACACTCCTAAGGGGGTGAGGCATCTGTAGGCCATGCCTCCCTGCGCCTCCTCAAGATCAGCTGACGATCTGCTGAGCTGCCGATGGGGGAGGTGGCAGAGCAGCGCCAACCGAGGGAGCTCCAGCTCCGTTGGCGGGCATGGGAGCCATCGTAGCTGTAGCCGGCGGCAGGTTGAGGTTGTTGTTCGTTGCTGGAGCAGCAGCGGCAGGCTGGGCTACCTCAGTATCTTTCAGCTGGTCGTAGGTAGCCTTAGATACCCATGACTTGACGTTACTGTAGGAGCCCTGCACGCCACGCTGACCAGGAATGAACTCAACATATCCCTTTCGCTGGGTCTTGCTGGTGAGGAACCAGTCATCGTGAATGCCCTGAGCTGCGGTAATCTCCTGATAGGAGTAGCCCAGAGACTGGAGGATGGTGATAAGAGCAGCAGTGCGCCCACGAACCTGCTTCTCAGACAGACCAGGAACCTGAACGGCCTGACCATTGTTGTCCGTGTCCCATGGAAGATGAACGAAGTCGAACATCTTGAACCCGTTGGGAAACTGAACGTGGAAGCGACGCGATCCGAACTTGTCGCTGGACTTGTTCTCGATCTCGACGATGCTGACTTCGTAGTAGCCAGCTTTGGGTGGAGCGGTACCGAGAGCGGTAACGCCATTGAATGCACTGCCAGGAATCATGAATGTAGTCATGAGCTTTTTTCTCCTTGAGGATGGGGTTTGAGCCCCGGTTAAGTGGTCGGAGGGGGAGGAGGCAGCACTCCACTGCTCTTCCGTTCCTCGACCTGATTGACGGCAAAATCAAACAACCCACGCTGCTTGGTCAACCGCAAGACGCCGCGAGCGATACCATCTTGGCACGCCCACCTGAGATGCAGAGGGTTCTGTTGAACCTTGCCTGCAATCTCTTGAACTACGATGCGAGGATCGACGCCAGCGGCAACGTCTTCAGAGACGGCCTCCGCGACATCGTCCTGCCACTCTAATCCATCGATTCGGTCGAGTCGATAATCGGACTCGCTGGCACGCAGGATCTCTCGGATATTGCCTGGAGTACGCTTGGTGCATACGCCAGTCCGGTCGCCTGTTACCCAGTCACTGTCGGTAGGATCACAGTAATAAACAGAAGGAAACCAAGGGTCAGGATAGCTGGGATCCACCATGGCGCGAACGTTGATGTCGCACCAAGAAGGAATCGTCTCCGTCTGGTTTCGGGAAGGGACGTCAGGTCCGCCAGGACTGAAGCGGCCATCGGCGTTGGAGCCGGGCTGACGCTCATGAAAAGTCATGGCCAGGTGAACGCCCAGGTGGCGCGCAAGACCAGACATCTCGAGTAGATATCGGTTTAGCTGCTGGTAAGTCCAGAACCGGTCTTTCTTACCGCTTCGACCTACAGGAGCTTCAGACTCCCAGACCAGCATCGAGTGCTTACAGATGTGGCTGGCGTCGTCGATTACAACCGCACCGTACTGAGACGCAATGTCACTTGCAGCCAGCTGCTCAAGAAGACTAACGAGTTCGGGTAGAGTCTTCGGTGGGTTGGGGTGAACGGCCGGCGTAAAGCCGAGCTCATTCTGCGCGACAAGTGCGATTGCACTGGGAACACCAAGGAACAGAGCCTTGGGGAATGCGGCGAGCATATCTGACGTTTTACGCTTCTTCGGCTTACCGTAAGACGCGATCATGACAGACGGATGCGTAGCTGTGCCATTGTGCATGACATCTCCTTTATGGGGGTTTTTACTCAGGGTTCGGTTAACTTATCGAGGTCGGTTTTCTTTGTCCAGCAGGAAGAGACGATTCTCCGTAAAAGCACATCCGAATTCCACCGCAAGCACCGTATCGGCCATAGCAGGTAGTTTCGTGTTGCGCCTTTGGCCAGCTCCAGTGGCCGCCGCGCAAGTCGAGTCGAGCCAGGTTGTGCTCTGCTTGCCACAGCATTTCGGCGAAGTGTGTGTCTCTGTGTGGTGTTGAAGGTACGGTAGGTCGTGCGACCTTCCATGGAGCCTGTGTCTCGATAAGATTGAGGGCTACGCCACCGAAGTCGCGTCCCCATATCTGCTTGCCCATGATGCGGAAGGCAGCGAAGCCTCCGTCGATGGCATAGGCGTCGACACTCCTCGAAGCGACGACGCGGGCTTGATGCTTGTGATCCCACACCCAGTACTTACCCGCGCGGTCTATGATGGCCAGGTCGAGGCGCCTGCTGAGTGTGAGCGGCTTACCGTGGTCAGGATGACCGGGACAGTCGAGCGGCGTCGGCTCAATCTCTGTCCCTTCTGTCTGAACCCACAGGCCCCACTGACCGTTTTTGTTTCCGAGAGTCGCCGTGACCGGACACTCGACACCCCAGATTCTACCTGGTGGTTCGGGAAATCGAGCCATGTATCTTCGATAACATTCGATCATACGGTCCAGGTGCTCATGCCCCTGACCTTCTTTGTCGCAGTAGGCGTGAGCTGCGTCTTCGGGATCCATTAGCTGAGACGCGTCAGTGACCCAGTCCTCATCGACCCAGCAACCACCTTGCTGAGCGCCCCAGATTGCGTGTTGGTGTGCCTGTAGAATGTGGCCGATCGATCCTCGAGTCAGCGCGCTCGCTGGAATGAGGTCGATGTTCATACGGTTGGTGTAGGCAAAGAGCTGGGGACACTTCATAAACTGGCCGATCCTTGACCACCCTCTTGCGCTTCGTCCTGCGTCGATCAGTTTCATGCGGCTCCTAACTTGCTGATGATGCTATCCACGATGGCTTCCTTGTCCTCGAGTCCGAGGAGTTTCTGATCCAGCCCTTTTAGCTCATCTGCTTTGAGGAACTTTTCGATGGGGCCGAACTTCTCGACGAGGATGTCAACCACCCTCTCGTCGTATGTTCCAGACGCCACCACTACCTTGAGCAGCGTGGCGCGACCTCCGAGTCTATCAAAGCGTCCCTTCCATTGTGTAAAATCTCCCGGCTTCCAGGGGAGCATAGCGAAAATGGCAAGGTCCGCGGTCTGCATACCATCTACGGCGGTTCCGAAAGCCTGTCCTGTTCCCACCAGAACGCAGGGCCCCTCCGACCCTCTGAACGAATCGACCATGTCGTCTCGTTCGACTTCGCTTACACCACCATGGCCCATCCAAACCGGGACCTCACCCAAAGCCTCATCACCGCGCTTCAGAGCCTTACGAATCTGATGCGCCCACAGTTCAGTCTCCCGACGCCGAGCTGTAAAGATGACGACTTTGCCGCCGCCCTTGAGTCCCTCCATAGTCTCTTGGACGACGTATTTCCGCTTCCTACTACATGCCTCGGCCAATCTGGCTTCAATGACACGTTCCCTCTCCAATGGATTTGTCGCTTGCTTATGAAACGACTTGATCGCTTGATTAAATGTTTGCTTGTCGCTCCACCGCTCTGACCTATTGAGTTGTTCTGACGGCAGGTACATGACCTGCACGCGGGTCGAGGGAAGCTCGGAGTGCGACTCTGAATAGGGTACTTCATGCGTAAAGAACGAGCATCGGGCTCTGAGCTCTTTAATGTGGCTCGAGCCTGTGTCATCCAGTCCGCCGAAAGTCCCGTCTCGAGCGTCACAATAGCGCTCAGCGAATCGTCGGTAGCTGTGGGCGAATCCGCCTGGAGACAGGAGATCCAGCTGCGACCATAGCCTCCGAGGCCGGCCATCATCGAGAGGTGTTGCTGTTAGACCGATGCGTAGCTTCACACATGGGTGCCTGCTGGCTTCCATGATTGCGACGGCTCGGTTGACTCGGTCTACTTTCGATCCCTTTCTTCCACTGGCTGTCGTTCTCTTCTTTTCGAAGCTGACGCTGCCGTCTTCTTCTTGAATGGCGACCCAGCGCTTTTGGCTTCCGTGCATGTGAATCTCGTCGAAGATCAACACGTGCGGTTGTAGTATGTCAAGAACCTGTGAGTTATCGGCTAACGACTCGGCGCCGATAATTACAAAGGGGCGTCGGTTAAATCGGTAAGACTCTTTCATGTAGTCTTGCAGAGTCTGGTCTTTCTTCCTCATATCGGAAGAAGGCTTGACGCGAAAAGGCTTGATGTTCGTATACTCTTGAACTTGACTCCACCAGACATGCCGTGCCTTGGCAGGACAGATCACAAGAATCGGACTCAACGGCCAGCGCAGAGACGCCAGCAGAGACCCAAGAGTCTTGCCTGAGCCGCAAGCCCAGACGTTCATGACATAGGGTCGGTTGATCGCCCAAGCGATATTCATCTTCTGGTACGGCGTCGCCGTCTCAGCGACGAACTCTTTGACTTCTCCGCGGTCAATACGAAGCTTCAGAAACTTCTCGCCGACATCAATCAACTCTTGTCTTTCGCTGTCGTCCCAAGCAGTAATGTCAGCGACGTCTTTCGGTAAACCCGTGTAGTGCACACCCGATCTCTGCAGGTGACCTTCGACAAGCCAGCCCCCGTGAAGCGGTACGATGACCTCGTAAGACTCAGCCTCGCACCCTTCCAACTCAGGGGATGTCAGGTCCAGCTTAGCCAGCCTCACTTTCCAGCTCCGTGCGCCTCGACGAACTCTGAGGTACACCAAGCAACCCGGCACGAGCGCCTCAAGTTGATGTAGTACATCGGCAGAGTTGAAGACTTGATATTCAAGTCGGGGTTGGTCCCACATGGTGTCCTCTTTGAACTGAGACTATAAGGCACCAACCAGCGTGTCAAGTTAAAACTTGACGGGACGTCAACATAAAGCTAAGATCGAATGAGGAGGTCACAATGGAAAGTGGATTTAGTCAGTTTGTCCGTGAACACAGAAAGAACCGCAATTGGAGTCTTGCCGAGCTTGCGCGCAGGGCAGACCTGACGCAGCCCGAAGTAAGCCGTCTCGAGACTGGAGCTCGGACACCGACGCTGCGCCATGTGCGCGGGTTAGCTGAAGCCTTCTCCTCGTCGAGCACGACGCATGAAGAGCCTGAGAACTACGGCGAATGGATTAGTGTGCTGGTAGATTTGGGTCAGAGTAGTCGAGAGCAGCGTTACGCGGATCGAAGTCTAAAAGGGGCTTAGAATGTACGACTCGCCTCTTGTCTGGTTGGGCGCGTGGCACACACCGCACGGGATGATTCTCTGCGGGTTCCATGTCTGGTGTCAGGCAGGGAGGTGGGTTGGTGTCTACGGTACAGCGAGCCGTGCTCGAGCCGAGGCCGTTAGAACATGGCCCACCACACGACAAGTGCGATGAGTATGCAGAGGACAAGTTGAACCTTGTCGGCTTCGTCCATCTTCTTCATCCGTTTCTCGGACCGGAAAAGCGGATAACGTCGTCGAGTTTACGGTCGATCTCCTGAAAAAGCTTGTCTCTTTCATTGTTATAGCGCTCTACAACGGCGTCATAACGCTCTCTGACTGCCTCGACGCGATCGTCACTGCGCTGCTCCAGTTCTTCGAGTTGTCTCTGCCAACCACGCACCATTGCATCATGACGCTCTCTGTCTTCGGCGCGATGACGGTCCATCCGCTCTTCGAGCTGTTCTTGATGTTTGTTCCCCGTCCACCAGATATAAGCGAGCATAGGTACGAGTCCTAGTGTTTCAAGAGCATTGATTAACTCTATGTCCACTGTGTCCTCTACTCTGGCGATTCTGCCTCTTCTGGGGTTGTTTCTTCGATGGGTGCTTCAGGCTCGACTATTTCGTCAGGGGGTGTGACGATTGGCTCGACGTCAATTAGTTCGCCTTCAGTGTCCAAGTCTTGGATTCTTTCGGCGAGCGCGTCCCAATCACCGTACTCATACTCAGGCTGATCGGCAATTGCAACTGACGCGCATGAAGTAAGTAAGAGCACGAACATTGGGTTATCCTCCTGGGTTAGTTCCGGTTCTTGGAAAAGCACGATCTAATATCTGGTGAATTTCGTCTGCCGACTCTTTTGTGGCCTCGACGTCTTGCTGCGTCGTCGCCATGTCGAGTTCGATGGCGCGAATCCGATCCTCTAAGTCACCGATCTGAGTGGTTAACCACCCAAACACGGCAGCCATAGGAAGCGTAACCGCCCCGGCACCTGCTGCAGCTGCGGTCTTGGCTTCCATCAGTCCTCCTCTGTTTCTTTGACGGCGGGTTCTTCAATCTCTTCAACAGGAACCCATTCGTCGTTCTCGTTGATCTCAAGGTGATCGTGCCCCTCGATTGACGGCGTCTCCGTTTCGGGTTCAGCTGAAGCCTCTACCGGCTCTTCGCTTTCAAGCTCCTCGGCGATTGCGTCGAGTTCGGCTTGCTTCAATTCAGGGTGGATCTCTTCGAGAGCCGAGAGTCGATTCTCCAGATCTACGATCTGACTTCCGCCAAACATGAACGCAGCGACACCGGCCGTAGCGGCTCCGATAAGTTTCTTCTTCAATGCTTCGTCCATCACTCGTCTCCGTCCACGATATCCATGATTAGATCGATCATAACGGAAAACAGGCGCCTCTCAGCCGCCTCTCCGAGACCGGGGATATCGAGCTGAGACGCTATTAGCGCAGCAACCCATTCGCGTCGAGCTTCTTCGTCTTCAGGGAAGATCGCTTCGGCGCACTCAATCGCTTTCTTGATAATGTTTCGGCGACGCTCACGACGCTGTTGTCTGGTCAAAGCCATGATTACTCCTAAGTAGTGAGGCCGATACGGACGATGACCGCACTTGTGGGTCCTGTAGTACCTGCCGTACCTGCAGCGGTCAAGCATGCCATGACAAGTCCTGTGCCATAAGCAAACCCGTCAGGGAAGCAGAACTGCTTTGTCTTGCCCCCGGCAACAGGAAAGACCCAGTCAGGGTCGGTGGTGCCTACGGTTACGTTGCTTGCGTTGTTGTTGTCCCACAGCTTCACGTAGACCTGCGTGCTCGCATTCGCTGTGTTGTTGACGTGAAGTGTATAGAAGGTTCCCGAGGTGGAGTCGACAACCTCATCGGTCGCGTTTGCTTCGATGTCTTCTGCCGTGAACGTGAAGAACGGAGTTGTGTACTCGTCTGCTAACGAAATAGCCATATTAACCTCAGGTAACTACGAATCGGATGGTCATTTTGTCTGCGGCGGGAGCAGTACCGGCGGCGGTTCCACCAGATCGATCACAAGAGTAGGACACTGCTGTAGCGAACTCGATGCCGTCAGGAAAACTCAGCCGCTTACTGCCACTGGTTGGAATCTCGACCGCCAAGATCGGAGGAGTCGTACCGCGATCGACAACAGCCGCGTCGAAGAACTTCACGTACAGTACGTTGCTCGAGTCTGAGCTCACGCAGTCCAGATAGTACAGAGTCGCCGCACCGCCGGTCACGTCGACTTTGACGTTCTCGTCGACGTCGGTGTCGTTGAACATTTGATATGTATACCGACCATCAGCCGGGCTAGCAGAGAAAGCCATGGTGATTCCTAATGAAGATTGACCCAGGAACTACCTGCGTAGCCTTGGAATTTAGAATCTGTTGTGTTGTAGATTATCATGCCGACAGCTGCAGTCAAAGCGTTGCGTTGTGTCGTGGTCATTCGAGGTACGATTAAGGCACCTGTCGTGGACGTAACTGTGAGCCCGGTGCCGGCTACTGAGAGGTTACCGGAAACAGTGCCATTGCCCGTAACACTTAGGTTACCGTTGACGTCGAATCCGTACGGCGCGTGACTGGAAGTCGAGACTGCGCGGTCAGGCTGTACACCGGCGCGGGTTATCTTACTTCTCAGCTCGTCGATATCAGCCGAAGAAGATCCACCTCGCCTGCGCCTACTCGACATTATTATCTCGACTGACCGTAGACGCCGCCACGTGGATTCTTTCCGCCGCCAGGAACATAAACCGGATCCATCTTTGAGAAGCTGTGGGTCAACCGATACCAGACCTTCCAGACTGCACTGGAGTCTGAGCTTGCTCCTGAAGCTTCCCAGCCAGCAGCAATAACCAGATAAACATGATTGGAGTTGTTCCACCCGATGTTCTGACCATTCATCAGCATGTTGCTTAAAGCGTCACTGTCTGAATCTAAGACGATGCCAGCTACGCCGATAGGCTCGATCGCGTCGCTGCTTCGGTCATCGGTAATTTGAAGCATGCAGCTAATGTAGCACTTGGGTGTACTGCCGAGATCGGATGCATCGCCTGTGGCCAAGTTTAGGTCTTGGTCGCCTCCGATTCGGAGCTGTAGATCACCATTCGTATCATTGACAATTTTGCCCCCCGCCCAGGGCTGGTTGGTTTGATCTGTTGGATCATCCGAGAGACAGGCAACCAGGAAGTTCTCGTCGTTTGCCGTAGTGGACATACGTTGAACAAGGAACTCGACTCCAAACTCGCTGTCCCAAGTCATCAAGCTGCCGACAGGCGTAGCGAGTGGCTTATACCACCGAACACAATCTTGAGCCGCGACGGTCCAATCATCACCGTCTCGGTCTGACTCGAGCGAAATGGTCATACCCGCAGCCGCAGTAGACGTGCTGACCAGCGTGCTGTTAGGGTCGTTCTGTGTCCAGCTCCCATCGTTGATGTCGATGGAGATCCATTCACTGCGACCGATAATCTCCCGACTCTGCTTCATAGTCGTCTGGAGATTGATCGGACCTGGTTTTCGTGTACGTCTACTCATTATGCTGCATCAATAAAGTTGACGTAGCCGACGATATTTATTTTATTTGCTGTGGTACTGTAGGCTTTCACGATTAATGGCGTAGAGTTCCCCTTGATAATCCAGCCGGGGGCAACCAGAACGGTCTCATTAGGATTGATCGTTGTGATCATCGAATCAGAGCCCGTGGTGTTTCCCCATTGGAGAACCAGAGTTTCAGTAGATGTATTGTAGTTCGTCGCCCACATCCAAATCTCATGGTAGTCGGCAGCAGTCGAAGCTCCGGTATGGATCGTAGTGCCTGTTGAAGCGTCCGCCGCAACAATAACGGGACGGCCATCAGTAGACCCGGAAAGGCAGATTTTTGAAATAGTAGCCATCGTTAAATCCTACGAGAAAACTTGCATATGAAGAACGGTATTGTGGTCGTCAGCGGCAGCGCCCCCGGAAGCTGCTGCCCAGGCAGCGTCTGTCCCGTCTGAAGTGAGGACATAGGTGTTAGACCCAATCCCCAAAGCTGATGGATCTCCGCTGGCGTTTCCAAGGATGAGGCTCCCCCGAGTGAGGCCCGCCATCTTTGCGAGGGTCACCTGATTGTCAGCGATGTGGGCAGTATCGATCGACCCATCTACATAGTGCTCAGAGTTAACTGAGTCATCTGCGATGTTATCGCCATCTACCGCATCGCCAGCAAGCATAGCGTGCTCGACCGCACCAGTAGCAATGGTCAAGGCGCCTGCGCTCAATGTGGCGTCACCGCTCAAAGTTGTCCAAGAGGGATCACCATTCGCGTCAGCGACGAGAATCTTACCATTGGCCCCTGAGGCCAGGGCTGATGGGTTTCCGCTGGAATCACCGACGATGATCTTACCCCGAGCCAGTCCAGCCATTTTAGCCAGAGTGACTTGGTCGTCTGCAATATGAGCCGTGTCGATGGAGCCGTCCACATAATGCTCAGAGTTGATTGAGTCGTCGGCAATGTTGTCACCGTCGACGGCATCGCCCGCCAACATCGCGTGTTCAACTGCCCCCGTAGCAATCGTCAGAGCACCGGCACTTAAAGAAGCGTCTCCACTTAGCGTCGTCCAAGAAGGGTCGCCGTTTGCGTCGGCTACGAGGATCTTGCCGTTCGAACCTGCAGCCAAGGCCGAGGGGTTGCCCGAAGAATCGCCGACAATAATCTTACCTCGAGCAAGACCGGCCATCTTCGCCAGGGTTACTTGGTCATCGGCGATATGGGCAGTATCAATGGAGCCGTCGGTGTAGTGCTCGGAGTTAATCGCATCGTCTGCGATCTTGGCCCCAGTAATCGCATCGGCCGCGATGTAGGCAGAAGCGATAGCTGTACCTTGCCAGACTCCTGTAGCAATGGTTCCAACAGCAGTGATCTGCGTCTGGGAAGCATCTACTCCGATTACAGAACTGGACGCTGTGAGTCCTGTACCTGCGAAAAGGGTGGCGAGTGAGGCCACAGTAGTAAGCTGCTCAGTAGATCCATCTGAATCAAGAGTAGCGAGCTTGTCTCCATTTACAGGAGTAACATCGCTAAGCTCAGACAGGTCCAGCGTGAGAGTGACGGCTCCCGAGGCACCTCCTCCAGAGAGTCCAACGCCCGCCGTCACGCCTGTGATGTCACCGACAGTAGGAGCCTCACCTACGAACTTCGATCCATCCCAGGTCAGCACATCGCCAGACGACATCGAGTCTTGGCCGATCTTGGTCACATGTCCAGAGCCGTCGAAGGTGATCGCAGCAGTGCCGCCTGCTTCCTTCAGAGATCCACCGTCGTCGAGAATAAGATCGCCGGTAGTCGTAATGTTTCCTGAAGCAGTGATCGCCGCCGCAGCTAAAGCCGCATCTGTAAGGGTTAGGTTACCCGAGCTCGCGCCTGTGGCAGAAGTAGTGCAAGCTTTCCAAGTATCGGCGCTCTCGTCCCAGATAAGTCCTGCGTTCGTGCTTGAGCCCCGTTCGACGACGATACCCGCGTCACCAGAAGGAGTACCGGTAACACCGTTGCCCAGCTCTACAAATTTATCTTTGACGACCATGTTGGTCGTGGAGATCGTGGTCGTGTCACCGCTAATGGTCAGGTCACCAGAGACTGTCGCGTTTCCATCCGCGTCAATGTCCAGCTGGCGCGAGAATACCGTACCTTTGTGGTAAACCGAACCTGCCATTATGACCTCCAGTTGAGCCGTACTTGGGCGGTAGCCGACCCAGCATTGACTTTAGCTACGAGATAGATAGTGCCGGCGGTCGAGTTACTGACAGCAGCAAAGTGCTTGTAGTCGTACTCGATCGTAAAGATAACCGAGCCCTTACCACTTGTGATGCCCGTGTTGATATTCTGCGTTGCGCCAGATCCAACAGATGGTGTAATCGGGTAGTCACCGACAGAGTCTCGAGCCAGATACATAGTGACCGAGGCGGCAGTGCTGATGGATGTGAGCTCGAACTCGATGTTCTGCAGGTTACCGACAGTGGGGATGTCTGATCCGCCCAGTGTGGCATCACTACCTGTCAGGGCTGTGACCGCAAAAGTGTTACTGAGACTCACGCCGCTGTCAGCGGTATGTCCCAGTCTACGCCAGCCGTTGTAATTTGACATTTTGATCTCCGAGGCGAGTATATCCTATTTGACTAAAGTAATCAGCGATTGATTTGGCGCGACTGTGCTTCAAGCGAGCGCGCCTCTGTGTCGAAGCCCATCTGGTACGCAGACTTAGACCCGATTTCTTGGACGACTCTGAAGCCTGCAAACCTTAGCAGCTCGAGATACATCAGTCTACTCTGGACTCTTTCGTCTTCAGATTGCTCCAGCGCACCTTCGATCTCAGACAACTCAGATCTAAGTGTGTGTCGATTGTAGTCAGCCAGAATAGGCGTGAGTCGATAGATAAGCTTGGGTGTACCGGGGCTCACGTAATAACGTGGGTGCTCGATAACTGTACCGTCATACGGGTCTACTTGACCTGTAGAGACTTCGTATGTCAAGCCGCTCAAGAGACCCATGTCTTGCATCCCTAAGTGCATAGCGCGTGAGACTCGAACAGGAGCCGTGGATGGCCGGTCGGGATCTTCGAACGAGCTGCGGACGAGTTCGACGGTCGGCATCCTCCCTAAGTCTACGATGGGCTCCAGTTGTTCGATTAGGGCGCTACCGGTCCTTGATACGGTGTACTGCTCACCGCCGACAAAGAACTGGTACTCAGCTGTCGTACCTTCAGGATCGTAGTCAGTTACCTCGTCACTGAGGTCAGGTCCGCCACGAACAAGCGACTGCCCTGTGCTGACGACGGCTTCTGCGAGCAAGAAAGACGACGCCGCTTGAGCCAAAAAGTGTGTGTACGCGCCTTGAATCAGGTCGGGCGGCGCAACTACGTGAAGGAAGGGCGCTTCGTTACCTGCGATTGAGATGCCTTCTTTGCCCTGGTCGCTTCTTTGGACAGTTTCGATGTATCGAGACATCTCATCGACCATAGGCATCGTGAATGTAAATCCAGGCAAGCCCCGAGTGTATCTGCCGTAAGCCGCGGGATTGGGTCTCGGAACTGCGCGACTTGTGTCTACAACCTCATACATCAAGGTATTTGGGTGATACAGCTGCGACTGTGCGGCTAAGTCGATCATCTCACTACGCGTGTACGCCTTGCCTTGCTCAAGGTAGAGAGTCGGGTTGCCCAGGAACATCTGACGTACTTGTTCGCGTACGGTTCGAGGAGGTAGGCCATTGTATCCATTGAGTAGCCGGTCAATCTGCTCATCGGTCAGATCGTCAAACGTCTTAGGCGCGATGTTGTTCTCGGGGTCACCCAGCCGCTCTTCGTCTGTAAAGATCAAACGCTCGACTTGAGACCTCTGGTTTGCATCAAGGGCGTCGATCTCAGCGGGGTTCGCAAACATGCCATTCTCAAGCATACTAATGAATGAGAAGTAAGCCTCTTGCTCGTCGACTGTCATAGAATCGACGTCCATCCCATAAGGGTCAACCAAGCCTTCATAAAGCAGCCACTGTATGCTTTCTGGTCCCGCGTCCAACCCTCTACGAAGCACGCCCAGCTTGTACGCACCGCGAGCTGAACAAAGTAGGTTAAGAACACGCCGGTTTGCATTCTTGACGTAAGCCCAGAAAGGCACGGCAGCGTTAATCAATATATTCTGCTCGAATGCTGTCATCGAACCTGCGTAGTCAAACAGAGCGTCGACTGTCATTCTTGCTGCCGTCTTTGAATCGAAACCCGCACCCATCATTGTGATCATCAGACCGAGACGCTCTCGCTCAGACCAAGCCTCTGCCGCATCATCGAGATGCCTGAAGTAGTCCGCGAAAGTGTCCATCGTGACGTGAATCGCATTGAGTCGACGTATATCGCCTGCCTCTGTGGCTGCATCTGCTTGGCGCTGCAAGGATCTACGTAGCATTCGACCCGAGTTCTTGAGTCCTGTACTCAGCTGACGTGTGTCAAATGAAGCCATGACACCGGCTTCGACTGCGTCGCGCCTGATGGACGAGGTCTCGTACACTGTGTCACCGATTCTTACATAAGGTCGCTTTAAGGTCATGACGTCACTCACTCGTATGTCAGCCGCTCCGATGCGCGCGATTTTAGCCAAGCGTTCGCCCACGACGTCACCGGCGCCCGACAACAGCTCGCGTAGCCTCTCCGCAGCTTTGATGCGTCCTGGTCCGACACCAAAACGGGCTGCCGCAGCTGACGCTTTTTCGATCGCAAAAGTACCTGTAGCGGCGGTAAAGAGAGCCGTAGTCTCAGCAAACCCGAAGAGTGGTAGTGCGCCAGGTACGGACATGACATTCTGTAGGAATACTCGAGGTAGATTCGCTATAGCTAACCGGAAGCCCTGTTTGTTTGTGACTGCAGCGGTTTGAACTACGTTGTCCATCGTGTTCATGGTGAAGTAGCCTTGCTTCAGCATACCTCGACCACGGATTAGCTGGATCTTGTACTGGTTATGTACAAACGCAAAGACATCTTCGACACCGCCTGGGTGTGCCTGAGACCCGCCAAAGAATGTGGGGTTTATCAGTCTTTCAGGATCAGGTGTTGCGATCTTCATCGCAGCCGCGAGTCTTTGTCGGGCCACTGCGGGAAGCACAAAACCTGTGTCTTGCATTCGAAGTTGACTAACTCCGTCTTCTGTCTTTATCGTTACTCGCCCCTGCACAAAGTCGTCTTTCAGCATTTCGATGTTTGTTCCGAGTCGCCGCGACATAGCGAATAGTCCGGCATGCTGATTGGGATCTACCGGCAGCCCCATCATCATACGGCGCAGCCCATCGTACGCGTCGACAGGTACTGCAATACCTTGACCGACCCACCTGAGCTTGACGTTTCTGCCTGCTCCTACGGTACCTACAACTGTAGCAAACGAGTTTGTCGCGACTTCATAGAGCTGAGAAATTTCAGTCGGTATCTTCGCAGGGTCGGCCCCGAGAAAGAGCACGTTTCGAAAGTCTTCGATCAAAGTCTGGGCACGTTCAGCGGAGGACCCTGCAAAGGCGGTTGCTGTTTTTATTGGTCCGCGTCGAGTCTGACCTCCTGCATAGGCGACCGACTCTAAGAACAACGCCATCTTATTGGGGTCGTTCAAAATTGCGCGTCCCGTTTTACCCTTGACAGGCTGCTCCGCGATCTCAAGAGCATTACGAAACATCGACATCATGTTGGTCGACTGAAACCCCTCTCTCGCGGTCAGCTGGCTTATGAGTCTTCTTGCGTCGTCTGCTTGAGCTCGGTTCAGCGCGTAAGGCCCGCGACCCGCAAACATTTCACCTACAGCACCTAAACCACCTTCGTCATAAGCCCTTCGAGTATCTTCGAGGTATCGTGTGAGAGTTGACTTGATCTTAGGATCGATAGCCTCGAATACCATGCGAATGTTGTCTCGAGTGGCGTCCATGAAGTCTTCGCCGCTGGACAAAGCTTGCCGTCCACCACGAGTAAACGCCATAGGCTCGCCGCCCAAGAAAGCGTAAATCTGACCTCTTTGGTTAGTTCTCGAACCTTCGTAGATGATTCGTCCAAGATCACCCATCATCTGCTTGATGCTACGGTCGCCGGCTCGAACCAGACCGCGCGCATAAGGGGTCAGTGAACGCATGTGCCGGTCAACATCACCGCCGATGGCTACTGCCTTGGAGACTCTACCAAAAGGTCCACCGAATAGGACTCTCTGCCCCACGCCCATCTCACCGTAACGAGAGAATATCTCGTCGATCATCTGGTCAGGTGTCAGCGCGCTTCCTTCGATTAGAGCCTTGCGCCCGCGAAAAGACACGGCCATGTTTCGGCTATGCTGAAGTGCCATGCGGTTGGTCTTGAGTGCCTGGTCTAACTGCGCGATTTCCTGCAACGTAAACGTGGTTCTGGGTTGAGCAAACTTCGGGTTCAGCACGGCGAGTTCTGGGAATCGAATCGGCTCCGCAAGGGTGACTACGATGTTTTGCCCGATCGGATTGTCTGCCGTCGCGCCCTTAAACAAGTCGTCCATATTACGGAGCGTCGCCTCTTTGTCGAAAGGCATCCCGAGTCTCCGAGCCTCGGCTTCGATTAGCCCTATTGCACTGACTTGACCCATCTCTTGGTCTTCGTCGAAGACTTGCTTGAGTACTGCGTTGCGTGTAACCGGAGCAATTCCATCTGATCCCGCAACCTTGGGCAGTACCTTTGAGAAGAAGTCGTCAATCTCAGGGGTAGGCTTGATACCACTTCGAGTAACGGCTCTATACACATTGCCGATGGCGTCTCGAGTCGTAGTGAAGATACGGGTCATGCGAGAATCTGTGTTCTCGCCTGTTCGGATGTATCTCTCTAATGCCTCTCCAAAGTAATCTTCTGCCCTGGCGACAGTGGCCGCATCTCCGATGAATCGACCATTCCGGTGCGTGATATTGACGCCTCGCTTACCCAGCCAGGCAACGACCTGATCCATGTCTTCAGGACCAAGCATCCGAGTTACGATCTTACCCAGCTCCTCGACAAGTCTGCCGGGGTCACCCTCAGTCACGAAGAGATACAGAATCGCTTTGCCGTCTTCGTAGAATTGAAGGTTAGTGGCGTTCATGCTGCTTGGACGTGGCGGCCCAGGACGCAATACAACAGCGGCTTCTTCGATCTCAGCGGGCTCAGTGGCTCGCGCGGCGTAGTCCATCACATTTTTTCTGGCTGTATCGAGAGATTCTTCAGCCGCGTCGAATCGGAGGAAAGCCTCGTCGGTTCGCGTCGCTGCCTTTCTCTTGGATTCGACAAAGCTGGCGAACTCCGCGTGTTGGGGGTGCTCTGGTGCGTCGACTCCGTGTCTGTTGAGACGCTCAAGAGGGTCGTCTAATGTTCGGGCTAAATCGGCCGCCTGGTTTCTATTCCTAATGATGGCGCCGGCCGCTCTTGCTTCGCCCTCCTGAATCTCCCTCACGGCGACAGCAGGGCCTTCGGGGTGGTTGTCGACGAACTGACTTCTGGCTCTCGCCCAGGACTGTCGAAGTTCGTCTATGTTGGTGATTTGACCGTCATCTACGCGCTTCAGCAAGGTCTGGACAACACCTCTGTACGCTGTATAGTCTGGGTGGTACGCGGGAAGAACGACTCTTAATCTCAGCACCTGTGCCCGAAAGTCCTCTCCAGCCAGTGCGAGATCTGTTGCCTGACCGAGCTGTACCCGCATCGTGGTTGCAAAAGCCGCCTGTTGCTTTGCTTGAGCCGAGTCCGTGGCCAGGTTTCGAGGTCTTATTAAGTCGGCGCGCTCTTGCTGCAGTCTTGCGTATCTAAGTCGCTGGTGATCAGTCCAGGCTTCAAACCCGTAGTCAGGATCATCCGGCAGCCTTGTCGTCTCTCGGGCACGTGTTGGACCGTATTGACGTCCAGGGAATCGTGGCGTGAAGATGGTGCCGTCGGGCGAGACTTCCTGCCCGAGATCCATGGTCTCTTCCATCTTATTGATTAAGTCGTCGAGTTCGTCGACTCGCGCTTGCACTGCAGGCGGCAGAGGCTCAGGTGTGACTCTGGCGCGGGCAGCACCGATCTCATCGCCCAAGACGTGAATCGCGTCGTCAATTTCCCTTTCAGCGTTCTTCGCTGCCGTCAGAGCGTCTGCAGATTCAGCATACTCTGACCGGGCTTGCTGCAACTCTGTTCGGGGCAGCGGCTCAGCCTGCGCTCGGCGCACAGCCCGACCTTCAACCCGGTCGATTAGCTGCGACAAGATAGCCACTTCAGCCTCGTCTGCTCCTTCGACCCCGTCATCGACCTGCTTCTGCAGCAAGTCACGGTACCTCTTGAGTTGATCAAGTTCCCGGTCGCTCATCTGACCGGACCGAATAACGTCGATGTCTCGATTCAAACTGCTTAGAAGTTCCCGGTCAAGGTCTGTTGCGCTGCCCGGTAGTTCTGCTTCATCGGCAGCCATCCGTCGCTGTACCGCATCCCGACGTTTCACGACAGCTTGTAGATCGGCAGCTTCTTGTGCGAGCTCTTCACCCAGTTCTTCCGCGACCTCGGCTCTTTGCGGCGACACGGTGCGCTGCAAGGCGGCAATGACTTCGCGCTCTTCGTCTATACCTTGTCTCAGGTCACTAATCTGTCGCTTGTTGCTGACGTGGGCTTGAGCCCTACCAGCAAGTTCAAGTTCGGGTTCGGTCAAGGTTCTCTCAGTCAACACTCGGCCGTCATCGCTCGCACGTGACGTGACTCGCATGTCTGACGGATCAATGCCTTGCGTGGCCTGATTAAGTATCGAAGCGCGGACGGGCTTCTGCGGGACCAGCGCTTCAAGTGCCGCCTGCTCTTTATGCACGGCCTGAGTCGTTGACGCGAGACGGGCCTCGAGAACTTCTACGTTACGCTGAAGCGCCAGATGGACACGATTCTGCACTTGAGTCGGAGAAAGTACAGGAGCTGCAACCGCAGCAACTTCGTCTACCGCAGCCGGCGCGACTCTTGTGTCGTTTAATCTTTGAACCTCAATCTTAGCCAAATCGACAAGATCATCGACAGGTTTTCCCGCTGTCTCAGTGGTAGCACCTAAAGTCTCAAGTGTTGTTTTTACAGCGCTGTCTGCATCTGCTTGACCACGAGTAACGAGGTCTTCGAACATCCTGAAAAAGTCGTCAACATTGACCCCCTGAGCCTCGACTATTTGTTGCGCCTGCGCTCTAAACGTCTCGGACGCAGCCGGCGCGGCATCATCTGCTCCCTTAGCAAATATGAGAGTGTCCGCCGCTGTTCTGCCTGTTAGGGCCTTTGACTCTGCATTAAGTAGATTATCCGTGAGTCGTATGACTTCGCTGAGAGCGGTCCTCTCATTAGGGGAAAAACCGAGAAGCCGCATAACGATTTGGGTAAATCGACTGAGAATCGTCTCGTCTGTTCCCGCTATCTTGATTCCTGCCAGGAAGTCTTGAAACGGCTTGTTGGTCAAAGCGTATGAGACTAACTCATAGACATTCCAGGGGTCTTGACCCAGCCTGAGTCCTCCAGGCTCTAAAGCTAAGTGGTATTCCCGCAGTGCTGTGGCCACAGGACCAGTTGCCAGATCTTCAAGTTCGATTGCAGCCCGAGATAAGTCAGATACGTCGTCGCCCAGCATACGGGCTCTGGGCAAAGGAGACTTACGCAGTGGTCGGGTTTGATCGACATTTCGGACTCTATTTAGTTGCCGGACTTTATTAAATCTTGAGTCTGCTGTGGTGATACCTTCTACAAGTCGATTTACCGTAGCCGAGTGAACTAACTCGTGTAGGAGCGTCTCTACATTAGTTCCTGCGTACCTCGCGTTTGCTTGAGCAGATGTCAGTAAGATTAGTTCTACTTCGTCACTTACACCGTAAGCTTGCTTGACCGCCGAAAATTGACCCGGCCTAAGAATTGCGCCGAGTGTTTCATTCCCGTAGTTCACGGGTATGGGGTCACCTGGCTTGAGCACCCTGATTTGAACATTATCTAAGTGAGGTTCGATCCTTGCGGCGACCAGTCGGGCGGCAGGACTATCGGCTGAGCCTGCGAGATATCTCGCTGCAGCGCGCCCATCCTCAAATCCTTCAATGATCTCCGTGAACTCTTCGACAGTTAGCCCTGGTATACCTGAAGGTTTTGGTTCTGGGAGCGCCCCCCGCATAGGCTGCATCTCGTCAGCTACAGCCAACACCTCGTCTTCGATTTTCCGTACGCGGTCTCGAATCAGTTCTAACCGGGCATTTCGAGTGGATGCCTCCATGCGACGGCCTTGAGGTCCTTCAAGCCGCATGAACTCATCAACCAGTGACGATATCTCTTGTTGCGCCTCATCTGCAGTGCTTGGCATCGCACCGATACCAGGCACAGGCTGGTCCCCGAGCCTCGCCACCTCATCCATAGTTGCTTGAAGCTCTTTCGCACCTCTGTCGAGATCTACGAATGTCTGGGCTCTCTCGAGCGCCTCGTCAACATCGTCTGTCCCAAATGCGCTTCTGCGTAATTCAGGCGATAGCTTCTCTACGTCACTGCGAGGCGGCACCCCGGCTTCTCGAATCGACTGACGTGCGCCGCTGGCCGGTATAATCTGACGAGACTCTTCTACAACGCTTGCCTGTTGAGTTCTAAGGTTAGCTAAAACTCTGCTTACCTGACCTTCTGGCTCAAGTGCGATTCGCTGCGGAACGCCGAAGGGAGCAGCTGCAGGCGTCTCGGGCGAAACTAAAGGTCGGGCCGGGCGTGGTCCGGGGTCAATATCCCCTAAGCGTGCTGGGCGTGCTGGACGTGCCGGCCTCGCCGCCGGTGCCGGTGCCGGTGGTGTCGGGCGGACGGGAGCCTCGCCGATAAGTTCATCGATTTCAGCCTGGATTCGTTCCGCTTTTGGTCCTGTAGCGTTCGCTTGACGGGCTCTCAGGTCGTCTAATTTTGCGCTGGCTTCAGCTGACAGCGGCCCCCTACCTCCAATATACCGACGCCCTGTAGGTCGAGCCGCGGGTTCAGGAGTTGGTCTTGCAGCAGATGGAGTGGGTGCGTCCTCAACAGCACGTACCACCGCTGCAACCTCGGTCTCATCGGCCATGCCCGCGAGCCGGCGAACTTCTATACCGCCAAGTAACTCCCAAAGACCGTTCGCGTCTCTACCCTGCCGACTGGCAAGCGTGCGTACCAGCTCGTCCAGAACACGCGCATTGTCGAGTGCCGTCTCTTCTACGACGCCCGCCATTCTGAGTCGATCAAAGAAATCGATAGCTTGAGGCGTCATAGGTCGCAGAGGATGGACCTCGGGTGCCTCACGGGCACCTGCCGCGGCCAGATCAATACCAGTTCTCTTGTTACCCAGCAGACTATTGGTGTAGTCAGTGTGGTATCCCATAGCCACAGCGCGGATCTCGTTGTTCGTTCGAACAGCCGTCCTTGCGCGTTCGATCGCCCCGAGTACTTGATCCAAGGATGGCGCACCTTCAGTCGCGTCAGAGCCTTTTTGGGCAATACCACGAGCCCACTCAGCGAGACCTTCGACTGCGTCGTCTGCTGTCTCGGGGAATCCTCGGACCAAGTCATCAACAGAATTAACGATCCCGTCTACATTGCTTGGGTTACGGCTCAGTTGCTTGCGCAGTAGGTCTTCTACGAGTCTTTGCTGGTATGGGTCCGTGATGCCCAGCTTCTCTAAGTCGACCGCCAAGTTTGCGATGTCCTCTTCGACGGCGCGTAATGCGCGTGCTCCCTCTGGAGTCAGTAGACCTTTCTCATATTTAAGTTCCAGTTCGTCGAGCGCGTCCAACGCCCTTTTGGGGTTAAGCAGCCCCTCAAATCCACCGCGCATCTCACCGGTCTCTGAATCTGTAAGCGCCTGACGTCGTGCGGATGCGTGCCGATGCACAGGATCATCCATCATAAGAATCTCGTCTAACTCGTCGGCCCCCGGACCCATGATGTCTTCGGCGCCTTCGACACCACGTTGACTGAAGCGCTGCGCGAGTCGAGCGTCGTCCGCGTCAATCTGACCTGCCAAGTTCGCTTCAGTCCCTCGACCCGATACACGCCTAAGTTCAGACTCGATACGTGTCGCTTCTTCAAAGTTACCTGAGAGGCGAGCTCGCGCTGCTTGCTCAGTGAGTCTGTTGACTTCTCTGACGGGTCTGAGTCTTACGCCTCGATAGGCGGCTTTGACTCCCTTGCCTAAGAGACCGCCAACAAATGTAAGCGTGTCGGGCGACAGGACATAAGCTCCGGTACCTGCAAGGTAGATCGCCGCTTGCTCCGTCGTGCTCAGATTTGGGTTGTCGCCGATATAGTCCAGCCCGACGTTCATCCCAGTGTCGGAACTTCCCATACCACGAAGACCCGCCTCTGAGAACGAAGCGAGATCTGTGATGTCGCCTTCGAGCGCCCCTCGAGCAATACCTGCAAAGTAACTACCTGGCTTGTCGACCATTTCACCGAACGCGATGTAGTTCTCGACAGGTGCCATCAACGGGAATCCGTCAGCAGACATACCGACAACTTGCATGCGGGAAGACGATCCGCCTAATGCCTCGGGTACCAGACCTCGAACTTCACCGGGAATGAACAGACCTGAGTCTCCGAGCTGAACATCGTCTGCTGTACCGAGTATACGATTCATCAAATCGTCGGTAAGTATGGTACTTCCAGGCCAGCGTCCGACAGCTACAATAGCGGCCACGTCATCTACGGCTCGCTTGTAGAAGTATGCGCGGGCTTGTCCATACAGTCGGTCGTCAGGACTCAGACCAAATCGGTTGAGGTAAACTTCAACCGCGTCGTCAGCGTAGCGCTGCATCGCGTTTGAGCTTGTCAAAAACGACGCGTTCTGGTAAACCAAGTTCATCTCAGGATTGACCAGCAACTGAGTAACGTACCGGTCTAATTCATCGAATGCGGGGGATCCTGCAGAGACAGATCGAGCCGTTCTGCTTGAGCTACCGACAATCTCTATTCGAGGGTCGTCTATCTCCATCAAGGATTCGATATCGCCTGATTCTATCGCTTCACGCGTCTCTCTGACTCGTCGAGCACCTTCGGTTCGGCGGGCCGCTACCTCGGCGTTTACGGCGTAACCGGGCTCACCACGAACAGAAGATAGACGGACAACCGCGTTGGGGTTCATCCCCCGCTCTCGAATGTCTCGAGCCATGCCTTCGAAGTTGTACCCCGCTTGCTGACCAATAGCGATGTACTGGTCGGGTGACATACCGGCTTCTTCTGCCATGTCGCTCAAGATCTGCTGTACGGGCACATCACTCGAAAGTGAACCCACGCGCCGAGCGTATTCAGTCAAGTTAATGGCTTCTGCTGACTCGAGCAGACTCATCTCTCGCGAAAAGCGCTCCCTGTCTGGGTCAGGCGTCTGGCGCATGTAAGCTGCAGCTGCGGCTGCCGCACGCTCTTCGACTTGATCGCTGGTAAACTCAGGGCGCGCCCGTCTAATATTTTCTATGTAGTAGTTCAGACTACCAGGCCCCTCACTAGGCAACGCCCTTCGCAAATCAGACAAGTCCGTCGTTAGCTCAGGCTCGTCACTTTCAGTAGGTTGCGTGATATATGAGGGTCGAGCTGCAAGCTCATCCTCTGTCATCGGTCGAAGCCCGCCATCTACTGCGGGGTCGATCATTTGACCCTGACGTTGCAACTCTTCAAGTGTAGGTGTGCTTTCAGTAACCGGTTCTGGCATGGTTTAATCCGTCTCGGGCGCGTCACCTGTACCTGTGAGCAGGCGTGCATAAGCGAAGTTTAACACAGCCAGCTGACCATAAAGGGAAGATGCGTCATATCGGGTTAGATCACCGCCCCGGATTCTACCGCGGCGAGTTCCGTATAGCGCCTGCCTTGGTCTGGCTGAGATTTCCGACTGAGCCCTCGTGTCAGCGTTAGCGGCTGCCCAGTAAGGTTGCCGGCGCGCGATAGCCTCGTCGTACCTCTTCGCAGCTTCCATAAGTATGGCTTGATCAGTTGGAGCGAGATCATTGAAGGCGTCGCCGGGGTAGGTGAAAGTTACGCCGTACGGACCGGTGTTCTGAAAGTGGTAGGCGGCGGAGAACACGTCACCTCTGTTTGCTGCCTCGATTATGCGGCCTTGGTAGACTGAGTCAGATTCCTCGGACCCCTGACGTACAACACGATAATGGTAGGGTCTAGTATTTGTCCCGCCTTGACCGTCATCAACTTCAACCGTACGTCTTTGACGGTAAGGGACAGCAGGCCTCATATAGACGTTTTCGTTTTGTACCATAGCCGTCAAAAAGTAGTCGACCATAGAGCCGTAGTCGTCGGCGTCTACTTGAGGATTACGGTCTCGAATTAAACTAAACTCTCGTTGGAGCCTTGCACGAGCCTGCGCGATAGGGTCGTTATTCGGGTCGTTGTGTGACAGTCCGCCATTCTCAGTAATGACTCTTAGCAGGTTAGGGCTGGTCGCTTGTGTGATTCCCAGAGCCCCTGTGTCGGCGCCGCTGCCAGAGGGTAACGCGAGCCCTCTCATCAGACCTGTATCAGTCGCTTCTATCTTGTCCGTAGTGTCCTGTACGACGGCTAAGTTCTGCCTTATCTGAAGCTGCACACTCATAGTACGGGTCAAGTTAGTAGTAAGCAGATCGGCCAAGTACTCGCTTTCGAGTTCGGCTCGCCGTGCCGGATTCGACTCTCGGGTAATACGCGCCGGGTAGGTCAGACGAGGTCCAGGTAAGGTGGCGCCGGGGGTGGCGCTTGTAGGGTCAGGAGCTTCACCTGCCATTGCGAGAATGACGGCTCCCGCTGAGCCGTCAGGCGCATTCTGCACTGTTGCTGTCGTGCTCGAGACCACTTCCCGCGGGTCGGTCTCTATCTGCTGTCGGGCGATACGCTGGTCTAACACCGCCAACGCGTCACCCATCGCTGTGGCTTCAGGATCACCAGATCGATAAGCAACAAGAGTCGCTTGGTTGAGTGCTACGCGCTGTGAGTTCAAGCGACGCATCTCAGCCCTCGCCGCGGCCTGGTCACGCTCTGTGTAGAACGCCGCATGTAGCGGCTGCATGTCGCCGCCCGTTGTTCCCCCGCGCAATACAAGTTGACTCTTAATAATCTCATGCAGACGCTCATAAGTCGCGCCACCACGAGCTCTCCCAGGAGCATCCTCGATGATCATCATCCAGTCGGGTGGTTGTCGGTTTTCCGCGTAAAGCCGACGATGCTCAGAAAGGCCCGCAGTCAGATCGTCCAAGTCGTCAGCTGTGAGTTGGCCATAGATCATTCGATCATATTCTCGCTGCGCGGCTTCGGGCACGCCTTGACGCATCTGCCCGTAAGCCCCAACTCGACCACCTTCTGGTGTGTCGATACCGAGCTCAGACGATTGTAGGTTCGCAGGCAACATCGCATTGATGCGCTCATAAGGAAACTGGTGCAGCATGGCCGCTGCCTGATACATTCGGCGCACGCTGCGGTGTAGATTTCCGCGCAGTTGCCGCGCAGTTGCGGTTTCTTTTGCCCTAAGGGTCTCCAAAGCAGCGCGTCGAGCTGGAATCGTCCAGTAACCCGCGTTTTGATCTGTCCCGTCACGCGCATTACCCAGCGGCGCTAACTGTTGGCCGAGAAACACGCCTTGGTGAAACATGAGGTTTGCGCGGGCGGGGCCACTTAAATTATAAAACTGCGTGTCCAAATCAACATTTCTCGACTCTAAATTATGGTGCATATGGATGACGGCATTAGACGATGCGGCCTCACGACGTATCGCAGCCCGCTCATCGGGGGTCAGTCGGCCTTGCTGGTGCTGGCCGTAGTGCTGGAGTTGATTCTCCCAAAGAGTGTACTCTTCTTGTTCAAGCAGTCGCGCTTCGTCGTTCTCGTATATGTATGGATTAGGTGATCGCCCAAGACCGGGGGACGTACGCTGAATAGTCTCGCCCCTGATCGTGGGGAAAATCGTTGTTCCGGGATCTTGTGTCTGACGAACAACATACATACCGTTGGTTGCGCGCCAACCACCACCTCCAGCCGCAGTCGCGTCACTGACTGGATTAGCCTCGACGTCACCGGGGGCGGGGTCGTTAAAACCTCGAGACCCCCACATAAACCCGTCGGTTGTGGGCGCATTGTCGTCTGTGCGCCAACCACGCATCTCGGCTTCAGAGTCTAAAGGGTTCGTCTCGCTTAGTAGTCGGTTGATGTCTCGCAGCCCCTGAAAGCCACTAAGTGCCTCGCGAGCACGATCGAAGTCATCAACAGCTTCTTGAGACGATACCCAAAACCCAGTCTGCGCCCGGTCGCCGCGCCAACCTCCAGACTCAATAAGTTCATTCACCATTGCCTGGGTGAGTTCTTTGTTTATAAGCTCCCCGGTTGTAGGATCATATGTTTCAAAGTCTGAAAGAGTTCCATAGTCAAACGGTACAGGGACACCACCACCACCGGCCTGCGCAGCCAAAAAGTCGCGTACCTCGAGCACGCGCATCGGGCGAGCGTTTACAACGGCCTCCTGCTCTTCCTCGGGGAGCTGACCCATAAGTTGCCTAAAGTCCATGTCTCGAACGACGTTTTGACCCTGCTCGATTCCAGCCTCGTCAAACGTGTCTGAGCCGAGCCCCAGTGCCAGATCTTGGACGGCCTGCATACTCTCGATTTGACTGTAATCAATATTACCGTCTTCGCCGGCGTAAGCACCGTAGCGGCTTTCTTCTTCCTCAGGTTCGGGTTCAGCCGTCTCTGTAGGTGCGGAGGTAAGGGTTGTAGTCGTAGGCGTAGTCGTACGCGTAGTTGTAGTCGTAGTTTGAGCCGGTCGCTCTAACTCTTGAGTTAGGTCTGGCCCAGGCGCAGGTACGGGATCAGGATCAGGATCAGGTGTAAGCGTAGGCGTAGGTTGAGTCGTAACTTCAGGTTGAGTCGTAACTTGAACAGGTTCTGGTGCTGCTTCGACAATCTCAGGCAAAGGTTCAGCGAATGGATCGAACAACGCATCACTGCCGCTGGCCTCCTCGATGATTGCCCCTTGTGTGTTGACCCTCTGAGACGCAGGTACCCTCGGGGGCATAGGTGGTGCCGTAGTAGACGGCTGCTCTATCGGGGCCGGCTCGCTCATGGTGAAAGCTCTCCTAATCGACTACCTGTTAGGGGGTCTGCCTGAGAGTCGCTTCTGCGTGACATTACTCCAGCCATCACCGGGTTTAGTTCTGTCGGTATGTCAGGTAACCCCGACTGACCCGGCACTACAGCCGCCTCAGGTTGAGACGACGGCGTCGGCGACGCGGGCGGAATGGTCTGTCTCGCGCTCTCCATTGCTTGGAGTACGCGGAACATCTCTCGAGAGTTCGAGCCCCGTTCAACCATGTCGTCTAAAGAAGCGCCGCCCGAAGCTTGCTGGACTTGAGGCGCCCGCATTAGCTCTTCGTATCGCGGGTGTTGCTTTAGTAGCTTGACGATTCGGGCTCGGTCTGCTGAATTGTTCCAAACCTCGGAACTTGGCGCGTCATAGGCCAGGCTGTAGCGCTCTTCAATGTCTTCAATCGGACTATCTAATATGTCATGCTGCAGAGTCTCTCGAGTACCAACACTCGTCGGGTACGGCATGATGTTAGGCTCAGCCAGTAGGCTGCGCATCGCTTCTTGGAACCGCACTCTATCTATACGCTGAGTCCTTCCAGCCTTGTCAGGCAAACCTGCTGCGGCCACAGCCTCCTCGGCCGTGGGTTCGCCTTCAGGAAGATCGCTAAGGTCAAACATAACATCGGGTCTTTCGGAACTGCCCGGAGCACCTTCTCGCCTACGCCCTTCAGTTTCGGGTTGCTCCGCGATTTGTTCAGCTCTACGGAAGTTAGCCATGAAGTCTCTGAACCGCCTACCCAGAGGCGTATTGTCCTCCTCCTCGTCCTCAGCTTCAGGTGTAGGTTGCGGGGTCGTAGAGCGATCACTTGTTCCCGGTGCGGGTGTGGGTGCGGCTTCTTGATCTAACTCTGCGAGATCTACCTCTGTTCCAGTGAAGGGATCTGGCTCAGTGACCGCCGGGTCTTCGTCCCACGGTTTAGTATCACCTAAGAAGGTTCCTTTAACGGCTTCGACGCCGCCCGCGTTTCGTTGAACAGCGAAATCGCCTTCTCCGCCTGCTTGGTAAGAATACTCCCCTGTATCGGTGTTGTACCGATACACGTTTCCGTCAGCATCGTTCCAGTCAATGACCAGTTCGCCCGAGGGTAAAGTTCGAGGAGTTTCGGTAAACTCAAAAGCGGCTCCCTCAGGCGTGACTGACAGATCGGCAGACTCCTCTGCCGAGACGTCTTGGCCTTGCTCTGCCGCATCGCCCTCGGCCTCGCTTAGCGTGTTTGCGACGTCTTCTATATTGGCATCACCTTCTACAACTCCCTCTGCAAGACTCTCTGCCGTTGCCTGAGCCTCAGGATTGGGTGGCGTGGCATCGGCTACTGCCTCGACATATTGTTTTGCGCTAACCACGGGGTCGCGCATGAGGAACTGGAACACACCACTCTGCCTAAATCTGCCAGGGCGATTTCCGCGGCTGTCTACAATCTCGATACCGCCGCGTCCTCGAGACCGAGGAGACTCCCCGATCACGTCGGCTCGAGGTGCGCCGGCGCCTGTTACGGGTAGACCTTCGGTAGCCCGACGATAGGTACGAGAGAAGCGCAACGCGTTCCGTACCTGACCTGTGTTGTCACGGCTGCTGTCACCAATGACCTCGTGCTCTCCAACCAAGCTTCGGTCTAGCTCTATGATACCGTGCGCTGTGTGGAGCGTGACCGTGTCATCGGCGACGTTAGAAGAGTGTGTCCGACCCATCGAGGCATATAGCTGAGCTGATGGGGGTATCTCGTCTCTTCCTACAAGTGTAAGGTCGCCAGCAAGGTTACGAAGATTCGGATGAATCATTTCACGGTATCGCGGATCATCAGACTCGTATAGTCGACGGACGTGCGCCAGGCTTATACGGCCGTCCGCGCCTGACCGGGTAGCGTGACTGTTTAACGCTATTACAGTACCTTCAGGCATCTGATTCAAGTCGTCGACTGTCGCCCATCGAAGCAACTCATCGGTTCGCTCATCTCGGACAGAGTACGGTATGAGGTTGTCTTCTGTAGTCTGGAGGACAGCGCTACGAAGTAGATCGGCCTCGGCAAACCGATTACGCGCGGTGACGCTGGACAAATCGATAACTTCGTCACCAACACGGACATGAACTCCGCGGGACATGTCTATGCTCAGCGTGAAGTCTTCAGTGCCGACCAGCTTACCGGCAAAACTATAAATAGACTCGGTGCTGTCGTTTCGTACCAGCTGAGACACTTGGGGTCCGTCAGCGGCTAAGATCTGCAACACTTCTTGCGGAGACGCCAGATAAGGAGTGTCGCCTGTGTTGATCACAGCAAACAAGCCTTCTTGACCGCTGAGCTCAGGTAGCTGCCTCATCTGCGTAGGCAGCGTATACAGGTCAAGCAAGTCTTCTGTCTGCTGAGACCCGCGGCTGCCGTCTTGGGACAAGTTCAAGTTGAGAGTGGTCACACCGACTGTTTGGGGTCGATCTATGATACCCAGGGGACCGAAACGTCGACCCAGTACACGACGGTCTTGTACTGGACGCAGACTGGCTCTCGGAACATTGCCGCTGTTCAGCTCGCGATAGAACTCGGTCAGAGCATTCATGGCAGCTGCGCCAGTGTAAAACTCACCGTCGATTTCTTGGATCAACTGGTTGGGGTCGTAACCATGTTGAGCCGCCCAAGACTGGTCCCCGCCATCGACCAACGAACGAAGAAGCGGAGCAAAGGTAGACGGGTCAGGGGCCGCCAGTGACTCAGAGCCCCTCGTAAGTTCAAGAACTGTGGGCAAGATCGAGTCAGTGATGTCTCTGTAGTAGTTGTAGTGAGCGACATCATTCTGGAAGTCTTCGTATTCTTGTGCTGTGCGTTCAGCTGAGCCTACGGTTCGGATCTCGGCGCCGTAGTTTTCCAGTACCCCGCGCCGTCTCTCTGTAAACTCGTCTCTCAGAGCTATGATATTGTCTCTGTTAGAGAAGAACTCCTCAGGATTACTGCCGACAGTATCTGCGAGGTCGAGGCGGCTACGGCGAAAGGTTGCGATCTCACGCTGAACTGCGATAGCATCAGCGACGTCACTCTGAAACTGACGTACTAAGTCTGCTGATGCTCCTGGGCCGCCTAACAAACCGGTAATCGCTACGTTGGCCTGACTTATCAGCGTTGCGGTGTCACCGCCTTCGATCGTACCCGCGGCGTCAATCGCACGCAGCAAGGCGGTCCCGTGACTTCCGTCCGCGCCGACATTCGAGTCCCTAAGCCACATTCGTATGGAGTGAGGCTTATGTAGACGGCCCACGCGATCGAGAGGCGACGTTGCCGGATCATACACCCGCATAAGTTCCTGAATACCCGCCGAGACGTTTGTTCGTCCTGTCCGAGCCGCTGAACCCACAACCGACGCTGAATACCTTGAACGGTCTGCGTCGAGATCTTGTTCGAGCTCGGCCGCGTCTGCCCAGGCGCGCTGCAAAGTTTCGTACCTCTGCTGCGTGAAGTTACCTTCCATCTCTAAGAGATCATTAATCATCTCATCGTTGTGGATGAGCGCCTCGGCCTGAACGTTGAAGCGCTCTAACTCGAACCGCTGCTCGCCTTCGAGCATGCTCTCATCGAGTCTTATCGTGGCTCCCATGGCGAGAGTCAACACATCGACAAGTATTTCGTGATGACGCGTTTGATCTGTCGTGTACTCAACACGCGGGTCCACGCCTGCGCTCGCTAAAGCCATGCTTTGGGTATCTGCGTTTATACCGAATGTCATGTTGTTGCCCTCTCTCGAGCTTCCATTGCCGCCGACAGGCGCCGAAGTTCATCGTAAGCTTCTCGCCGAGGATCCGCGGTATAGCCGGGCACAGTTTGCTGCGCGATGGCCTGTTGTTGGGGCGTCATCTCCTGACCCACACCCATGATACCCATAATGTCCGACTGTAGCTGAGCCGACCTCTCGGCGTTTCGTTGCTGTGCGTCAGCGACCTCGGTTGCGTCTGCCTGCTCTGCCGCTGCCTGACCCGCGGCGTGCAACGCTGCAGCTTCGTCTGAGACATCTGTTGCGGCGCCTACAGCTCCTTCAATGATACCGCTTTGAAATCCTCCCGCGGCTCTCTGGGAGCGTATCATCTCGTCGACCATGGCACGCTTTTCGGCAGCTACGCCCTGAAGGGCTTTGTCAGACTCGATCGCGGCGGCAGCCCTTGCTTTCTCGGACGTTCCGTGTTGCCTTGCCTTGGCCTGGTCTCGCTTCCTCTGTAAAGCGTCAGCCTTTCCCGCAGCAGTCAAGCGGTGTATACCCTTTCCGAGACCGTACAGAGCCGCGTTTACAGCAATTTGGGGTACTTTTCCGGCAACCCCGCCCATTGCTTGCTTAGCTAAATAACTTAAAGGACTTGTATTACCAGAGCCCGAACTAGCCGTCGGTACGATACTTCCCCCGGCCTGCTTAGCATACACATCCCCCAAGGCAGGAGCGGTCGACTGACTCATAATACCGCCAGCCACAGGTGCGGCCGCTTTCGTGATCAATGGTGCTGCCGGTGCGGCCATATCTACCTCCTAAACTCGAACCAAGTATATCGTGTTTCTCTAAAGAATGGTTAAGACTCGCGCATTGCGAACACCAAAAGTCAACCGCTGATAAAACTTGTGATCAAACTCAGCGTTTCGAGTACCAACTTTACGGTCGACTTCAGCCGTCAAGATCCCCTCGTTTTCATCTTGAGACCGATCCAAGACAGGCGACATATAGATCATAAGATCTAAGCTGTGCCACCCTGCGGCAACCCCCGTCTCCATGTGATTCATGTCCCATTGCATCGACACAGAAGGCTCGCGCCTCAGGGTATCAAAAGTGCGGTCACCTGGCGTTCGATCCTTTACCTTGCGGCTGCCTGAGGCGTCTTTGATACCGAGAAGCACAGAGTGAGGTATTGCTCGCTGTGTATGCGGTAGAGCCGTACCATCCAATCGAGCCTTGATTGACAGATCAAACTGGCGTTCAGCCAACGCTGCAATGTTACTCTCCGTGAAAATCTTGAAGGGTGAGAAGAAGAAAGACCACTCCCAGAGAGCGACCGACACTGCGTAAGGTACATAGATTCGAGCCGAGCAACCAATGATCGGTCGATACGACCCCGATGTAGATGTGCTGCTCTCAGGAATGTCTGAGAACGCATCACTGAAATAGTCCGTCGTTTCGACCAGAGACTCTTGAGTGCCCCGCATAACTTCGCCCGGCCACACGTGTTCATCACTGACCTTGAACGAAGAGTCGAAGTTTGTTGTGTTGAGCCCTCCGTTGATCTCAGACATCAGACCAACCCCTGAGTCGGGGCTGTAGATGTTCTTGTTGTGCTCAGCCGGTGCGAGGACGAGTCCGTCTACATAAGTATAGGGAGTTGATACGGTCACAGATCACCTCAAATGAACAGCTGAATCACGGATAGGTTGCATCTCTGGTAAAACACCTTGACCGGGACGACTCCGCCATCGGCTGCCGAAAGCGCTGAACCATAGATATTGAAGGTTGCGATGTCTTCACCGCTCGATAGCGACGATAGCTCAGTTGACGTGAATACGTGAAAGATCGGTACATTGACCTCTTCATCGAAACTTTTGTCGTGATCGCTAAAGTCTGTCGGCGGGTCTGAGCTCGTATTGTGATTGTGCGTGATCGCGTTGAACGAGTTGACGTACGAGATGCAGCTGGCCAACATGGTTTCTATACTTGAACTGGCTGTAGTGATTCCCAGAGCAATCGCAGCGAAGTTAGCCATTGTAGCGATACCGACATTTGTCGCTGATGTACCTGAGCCAAAGCCGCCGTATGCCGTGTCGTTCTTGATTCCGTGCAGCTGTACACTCCCCGTCACAATAAAGATAGATGGCTCAGTCAAGCTAAACGACGTACCTGTTGCCGGACCAACTTGAAACTTACCCGAAGACGTCTCGAGGTTATAGAATCCGATACCTGACGAGCTGGTCGTAAACTTGTTTGTGTGGACCGTGCTCTTCCATGAACCGTGACCTGGGTAACGCGCTGTAAAAGACGCAGTCGAGTCATTACGTGTGATCTGATTGGCTGCGATTACAGGTGACTTGAGATGATAGTGGTTGAGTGCGCCACGAGCCAGGGCACCTCTCTTGACTGTGTTGAGCGCCGTACGAATCGTGTCTGTGCGACTTGTCTGCAGTTCAGCGCTCGTTATCGTGTCTTCGGTCTCGAAGGCAGGTACGGAAGTAGAAGTCAAAGTTGAAGTAGCCGTCGGATGCCTTTTAAGCTCTACGACAAACAACTTTCGTGATCCGACCAAGACAATGTCGTCATCTATAGTCGTGTCTTCTAAGTCTTGCTTATCGTCATCTCCGTCGATTCGCGGTAGCCTTCGAACAACGAGATCGATGATGTGCTTGCCGGGTTGAACCGGATGGTGACACCCCAGACGTACAGGAATCGCTACCGGGCCTAAGGCTGTGGCACCTTCAGTCCATGTACCGTGCGGGCCAGGAAACTTGTAGTCTCCCTTCCTACGGCTACTTCCGAACCCAATACCTCCACCCCGTTGATATTTAGACCGGATAGGCTCGACCGAGTTCTCGAAAGCGTATTGCTTACCGGTAATCGTTGACTCGATGATACGACCATTGACTCGAATCGCAAACTGCAGTCGGCAGTTTCCGTTGCCCTCGGAAGCCCACAGGTGATGAGTGCGTTGAGCCGCTTTAGGTACGTCACTTCCCGAGAGGCGGACCTTTGTCGCGGCAACGAATCCCATCCAGAAGTACTGCGCGTAAGCTGTAATCCAGAGAGTCGAGACACCAGTGCTGAAAGCCGAGACTCGAAGACTACTTGAATCGACGACATCCCAAGAGTTGTCGTTTCGAACTTGGTGCTCACCTGTAAAACTCGACAAACGGGGGAATGTGTATGCCGCCGAACTCGTCGAACTTGCAGAACCTAATTTGGGGTCTCCGTCTACAACATTGAACGCGTACTTGTAGTAGGCCGTCTCATCAGTGTTGTTGCGTCTGAAGTCGGGAGTGACGTTTTCTTGGATATTGTGGGCGTTGAGATTACCCGCACACACTTCAGCCGCAGGAATGAAGTCTTCATTGAGCTCGACAACATCAAGTATGTCGGAGTCTCTCAGCTTTCTTTTAGGGAAGATATAAGGCAAGGCTCACCTCAAACATCAGATCGATGGGGGATACGGCCGCGCACATTACCTGATGTAGCGACGCTGACATCAAAGCCAAACGCAGCCAGGTGTAGTCGGGTGGGGTAGGATGCCCTGATCTCAAAAGCCCAAGACGTGACGTTCTCGAGTCCCACAGGCACCTGCCGGTAAAACAATCTCGGATCATGCGCTTTCGACGTACCAATGACCGCCTTACCAGCCAAGTCAACTACAACGCCGCTGTCGTCATCAGTTCCGATGGGCTTTACATCAGTCATCGAAATGACTGACTTGAATGATCCGTTGCGGTAGAAGCGCACTTCAAACTCGCCGTCAAAGGCGTCGAGCATACCAATGTACATGCTTCTGATGTTCAGCACAGCCAAGCCCGTCTCGTTACCCTTCATCCAGGCCGAGCGGTACACCACATCTCGAGGGTTGGGGCGGTACGCTATAGTCTCTCGTCCCAGCACAAAGACGTCGTACCGGTCAGTGGCCTCGTCTTTACCTACGGCTAATAGATACTTGCGGTAGTCGTCTGTCTGACACATATCAGCTATTTCAATACCGAGTTGTTGCCGCTTCCAGTTCTGACCGTCGAAAGTCAGAATGAGAGTGTTTGCTGTTGCGCCGGCGGGGGTAAGCGCGCATCGGTACTCTTTGCTGACGGGATCAATCGCAGCGACCGCCATTGATGCTCGAGGCTTGTTGATTCCATGTCTCAACGAGCGTGCGATAGCTAAGCTGGCAGGGATGATGCTGTCTCCCTTGAGCATGTAGAACCCATCTTCGCTGAGCCAGATCAAAGAACCGTCGGCCAGTGCCTTGATCGACCGTGGCGCAATACATCCGATACCTTGAGCCAGCGGAACAGGGTTTACGAAGTCTTGCAGTACATAGGTGCTCGTACGAGTAAACGCGATGAGTTGCCCGCCGTGAGACGCGATACCTGTGACTTCAGCCCCGCCCGAGTCTGGGTAGATAAAGTCACTCGCATTAAAAGTACCGGAAAACCCGACTTGAGACCTACGAACGATGCCCGGATCGTCTGGTGTGTTGGCTACAACCAGGCAGCCTTGATGCGTACACATCATTCGAAACACCGGTACGGCCACGGTCCTTGTCATAGCAGCGCCAAGTAGTCCGTCAGCTTTACTGTCTGAGAAGAACACCTGAGACTTGCCTGGTATGCGCACCACCAAGTATGGAGACGGGTCGACGTTCTTCGTATCCTTAGTCCTATAAATCCTGACCGCCGTGCAATGGTCGGGAGCTGAGCCTGCGACACGGACCATAAACTGTCGAGCCAGGTCAGTTAGTTCTGCGCCAGTCTCGAGTTCTTCGCCCGAGTCAGCCCCCATCGTCTCAAGTGGGTCAGCTTGGATCGTTTCAATCGTTACGATATTACTGGCAGCAGACGGCTGAGACAGGTTGCCGTGGATGTCCTCCCACTGAGTGTAGTAGAACCAGGCGCCTGCCCGGATACAGCCTGTAAAGCCGTCAAGCAAGTCTCCATAGGTTCCGATGCCTCCGCCCCACGAGTAGCCCAAAGCATTAGGGTAGTAAGAGTCTCTGCCTTCAGGAGCCGGTTGCTGTGGTCCATCTACAACAGGTGATCCCGGTACATTGGCGAATCCGAGCGGTATGACCATACCGTCGGGGCTGATACTCAACGCACGGTCAATACCGTTTGTCCAGATGATCTTGTCATTCATTGCCAAGAACTGATCGGGATACCGAGCACGCGACTCTTTGGTAAGCGTGTCTGGTATGGTCAGTTCATCGAAAGAACGAGACCAGCCATGGTGCCGACGCAGCTTGTCGCCCGCACGGACAACCAGAGTGTCGGCTACGCCACCTGACAATCCGGCATGAAAAATGCCGTAGCCTTCCTCGCCTAAACCAACAGACGACCCCTCCGATTCGACGATCGCTCGATATTCTTCTTCTTCGAAGTGACCGCCTGGAACCTCGAGGAGTCGCTTGGGTTCGTAGACAGTAGGGCCGACGACTGACTTCAACGTCCCCTCGGGGGTGCGCTCGAAGTTCAGGATTTCATGAGCGAGGTTAGTCGCCGCGAAAAGAACTTGAGCTTCCCCCGCAGGGATGATCATGTCGATCGGTTGTTGGTTACTTGGACCTGCCATGACTCAACCCCGAAGCGACTATGCCTCTGCAGCTTCGACCGAATCAGACGACTTGCTCTTCCAAACGTCAGATAGAATCTCAGTTGCCTGAGCGTCTTTCTTGAGCGCAGGAATCTCACGGAACACGCGAGCACGCCAGCTCATGTACTTCTCACCAGCCTTGGGAGCCGGTACGTTCCAGTCGACCTTGTCTGCGTCCTTCGACGCACCGTCGTCGAGGGGTGCGACCCACACCTTGCGCTCCTCGTCGAACATCCATGTGATGGGTACCCAGTCGTGGCGACCGCGGTATTCACGATCAGATCCGACGAACTCAACACCATTCTTGGTGAGTAGCGTAGCGGACCAGTACTCAGGGTTATCAGGAGGACCGATGATGCTAACGACAAGACACTCTTCGACTTGCTTCGTCAGAGTAAACTTGTACATCTTGTCGCCCAGCTGAGGGCGAGGTAGTGCGAAAGACTTCAGGGACATTTTCACCTCTGTAATTGTGTTAGTCGGTGTTCGAGAACGTACCGAACTGTGATCGCTTGTAGTGACCACCGATAGGAACAGGCTCAACCACCCGTCCTGGGTTAGCATAGTTCAATCGGTAGCGCATTACGAGTTGATTATATCGTTCCATGTGGAGCTGGGCTCCTTGCTGATCGACACCGTCGATCAAAGACATGTAATACAGGGCGAGCTCAAGCAGCGCAGGTACCGCATCTCGCTGAATCGGAGCCGTGTCCTGATCATTGTCGAACTTCATTGGAAGTTTCAAGACGCGGAAGTCCAGTTCGTACCGAGCGTCTTGGTGCGGAAACACACTGTAGGAGTAATACCCGGTCGAGTGCTTGAGCGGCCGATGGTAGTCTGGTGTGACGCTGCCTGTCCAAACGAAGCTGGCCTCTTTACCGGTCACAGCCGCATTGGTAGGTTCGATCTCGGTCAACAGATAGAAGATACCGGCAGACTCAACACGGTTGTACGATCCCAGGCCAGCCGTACGAACAGAGTCGCGCGCTACGTAGATGCGGATACGAAGACCGGACTTACCGTAGCGCGTCGTCGTGCTGTCTCCGAAGTCTTGCATCGCGTCGATGTTGGTCGTCTGAACCAAGATCGAACAGTTTGTATTCTGTGTGTGATCGAACACTTCACTGACCGGAGACGGCGCACTCTCGAAGAGCGGGTCTCTGAAGGTGCCTGGCGCTACGCTGACGCTGTCATCTCGCTTACCCCAGACATAAGTAAAGCAGAAGCGGAAGCTACCTTCCTGCTCAGGACCAGCCCAAGGGTTGGGCGGAATCGAAGTATCCGACGCAGCCGTAGACCGGGGCTCTGCCAGCGGCGTCTGTCGCGGTGCGGGTAGCTGAAAGTGCCTTCCGCGCCACATGCGATAAGGTACACCCGTCGAGTTAGCCTGAAAGTCGACCATGTCCTGTCGATAAGCTCCAGCAGTATCGATAGCCCACACTTGCTGACGCCCGCTGTCATACACACGAGCAGGCTCGAGAACTTCCATCACGTCGTCATGAACGAAGAACTCAGGCTGGTAGATGCGAAAAGCCATCAAAGTATCTGAAGTGTTCGGCCAAGGTCGGTCAATCGTGACGTGTGCTGTGTCGCCCGTGACAAACCACTCTCGGGCCTGTCTGCGGTGAATGATTCCGCTTGAGTCGGTAATCTCGAGATGCATCAAACCATCCCATGTACCGTCTGATTTGTATGTACCTGTGTACCAAGACCGTGCTGTGGCATCAGCCGAGACCGTATTACCGAGGATCACTCCTGCGGTATCAGTCAGCTTGAGCACACGCTTCTCAGAAGTCGCGTTGATCTTCAAGTTATGAGCACTACTGTCAGTATCGGGCAGAAGTACAATAGTCTCTTGCGCGGGGATCAAAGCCTCAGGCACGTCTCCTGACATTCGGTCCAAGGCAGTGTTGAGCGCCTCACGAACCCGATTGTCGAACGTAGTGCCCGAACTGTCCCATGCTCGCATCTCGAGTAGTCGATTGCGTAGAGCTCCGAGTGACGCGTCCATTGTCTCTCCAAAAGAAAGGGCCGGGGCCTTTTGAGCCCCGACCCTAATGTATCACGTTACAGCGAGTTACTGCAGATCAAGGTACAGATCGCACACACCACCGGAAGTCGCGCTGGTCGCATAACCAATCACAGCTCCTGCAGCTGAAGACCCTTCAACTGTCCCGGCAGTAGTCTTAGACGCTACAGTAGCCCCCGCGCTAACGCCGCTACTCTTAATGACGCAAGCTCCGCGAACAATAACCCAACCGTACTGGCTGGCTGCAATCGCGTGATCAGCAACGCCGACCAAAAGCGCACGCCTAATACTGGCGGTAGCCGAAGAGGTCTTGGCCTGGAATGGGTCACTGGTGGAGTCACGCTCCAGCAGGTCATTCACGGCAACACCGGAGCTGGATGCCTTCACAAACATCCAGACACGATCTCCCTTAAGAGACGCATCTGCAGCCGTAACTTCATCAGCGGGTTGAGTGCGGAGACTACCCAGAGCATACTGCTCCGTAGAGTAGGTCGTACTAAAAGAATCAGTCTTTACAGTTCCCATAATGACCTCCTTTAAGCGATCGTTACGCCGGACGTACCAACACAAGCACCCTGTGCGGGAAGCTTAGTGCAGATAAGATTGCCCTGCATTGAGAAGAGTGCTGTCACGACATCTTGGTCACCAACTCGCTCCTCGAACTTGCCGATCGTGGGAGCTTCGTGCATTGGAAACTCCAGATAATCGGTGTTCAGGAAGTAAGAGATTCCCTCGGTCGGGTCAGCTTCGGATCCCGAATCTTCAGTGAAGTCGGTCGTATCCAGATCAAGAGAACTGTAAACCTGAGCGGCACCGAGTTCGAGGCCGAGCAGATTAGCGCCCTTCTTATCATCTGGATCTTGAACAACACTGACACGGACATTACTACGTCGAGTATCTTCGAAGTTTCCATAAGTCGCATCATCCATGATGATGAGATCTGGTCCCTTTCCGACACCGCCAGCGTAATGAGCGCACTTACGGTAGGTTTCGCGAAGCTTCAGCATACCATTCGCGCTCCAGCCAGACGATTGAACGAACTGGTTGAAGTGGAAGTACGATTCAGCCTTGTCGACACCCTGAACTTCCTGAGTCTGAGCCGATGGAGCCGCGAAGTCGATGAGACCGTGGGTCACACCAGTTCCGATTCCAGAAGTCTTCTCACCGTTCAGAGTCATAAGACCGCGAAGTTCGGCAGTCTGGAAGACCAAGCCTCGACTCACACCAGTGAGCAAGTACTTGTTGATGTCTGCCTTCACACCTTCCATTACGGTCTGAGGGTATTCCTCGATGAGTCGGATGACAGCAAGCTTGCCGCTGTTCATCAGAAGCTCACGCTTCGGAATGTTAATAGCGACAACCAGACGATGCGGTTCCACTTGGAACTTTTTAATCTGTTGACGCCGAGTCATGTTCAAAAGCTCATCACCGACGTAGACGCCAACACCACGAGCAGGAGCACCACCGGTGAAGGTTCGCTCAATGAGAGAACCTCCTTCCATGGGCATCCGTGCCTTGTCAGACAGCGCCTCGAACAGCTCATTGCTTCGAACGAAAGAATTGACCAGGGGACCACGTAGATCCTCGAAGGTCGTATTCAGTACTTCGTTTGAAATAGCCATTGTAGCCTCAATAAAGAGAAAGAAATATTGCGTTGCTTGACTGCCCGGCTCGTTTCGCTGACGGACCCGTAGGCTACCGACAAAGACGGGTTCAACTCAATGCTTACATCATCGAGCTTGACAAAGCAAGTCGAATTACATTTTTAGTATAGTCCGCGGGGATTGTTTTCCGCGCCCGACGCAACTCGAAAAGCGCTACCCTTACCGACCATCTTCCTAATCAGCCTACGGCGGCCCTTTGCCTGCGCCGGTGTGAGTTTCTCGGCCGCCGGTTTGATTTCTTTTTGCGTCGTTGCTTTAACGTCAGCGGCCATCGTGCTTCTCCATGACTACTCGGAATGTTATCATATCTCGCGAGGAGGATCCCATGCCACTTATAGCAATCAGAAACAAAGACGGTAAGGTTACCGGCTGGAAGTTCGGAAAGCGTGGCAAAGTGTACAAGGGCAAAGGCGCCAAAGAGAAAGCGAAGCGTCAGATGGCTGCAATGTACGCCAATGGGTACAAGGGATCTGCAAAAGGATGAACAAGCGTAAGCCTCCTAAGCTCTTAGCCGGTGGCGCCAAGCTGGCGTATCACCCAGACTTGAACCAGAGTAAGGTTCACGCCATGTTCTCTACGCCCGACGCATTCGTATCGATGTGTCAGATCGTACGAGAGAACGAGAGCATCGGATACCTCGAACCGACCAAGACTCAGCGCAAGCTTCTACAAGCCGTACACGACAATCGCTGGGTCATCGTAAATAAGTTTCGTCAGGCGAAGATTACAACCATCTCGGTCATGCTCTTGTTGCGCGATTGCATGTATCTCGAGGGCGTCAAGGGACTTCTCATCGCTGAGCGCCAAGACACAGCAGAGGATATCTTCGAGCGAATCCTGTTCTCGTACAACCGCCTACCTGCTGATGTCAGGATGCCGATGGCCAAAGGTCGGAAGGCAGGAACGACTCAGATGCACTTTTGTCATGGTGGAGGGATCAAGGTCCTGACTGCGGGCGGGCGGTCGCCCGCGATCGGTCGTTCTATTGACCGCTTGGTCATCACCGAGTTTGGTGAAGCGCAATGGCAGAAGAAAGCGGCCATCAATATCTTCCCTACAGTTAACAAGCGTAAGAATGCTCGAGTCATTCTTGAGTCAACGCCAGGTCGCGCAGGCTCGCACCATGAACAGATGTGGCGGTCAGCCCTCGAAGACAAGAGCCGATTCAGTCCTCTGTTCTTAGACTGGTGGGACGACGACAGCTGTCAGATCGACGACCCCGACTTTCAACCTACCGAAGAAGAGCTCACGTATCTGCAGCATCATGAGGGCATGACATCGGAGAACCTTGCGTTCAGACGCTCTGCGCTCAATACAGAGTTTGTCGGTGATGCTCGATTGTTCAGCTCCAAGTATCCGTCAGACCCGTACGACGGTTGGTTGGGCTCGATGGCCCCGATCATGCCTGCCGATGTGTTGAAGCCCGCACTGGCACGAGCTGTACCCGATCCGCCTTTGGCGACTGTCGGTTGTTGTGTGCTTGACAAGCCCCGCGTCAACAGTCAGTACATCATTACGGCTGACCCCGCCGGGTTTGGTGGCTCAGGCGATAAGAGCGCCTTGACTGTATGGGACGCACTTGAGCGGCGTGAAGTCGCTTTCTGGGAGGATCGAGAAGACCCCGGCCGCTTTGCCTATCGCTTGATGCGTCTGCAGGGCTACTACAACGGCGCCCTGCTTGCAGTCGAGTCCAACGCCACGGCATGTATTGCTGTGCTTAAAGACAAGAACTGCAAGAACCTGTTGTGGACAAGCAGGAACCACCCAGGTTGGTACGCTACTGAAAAACGAATCCAAGAAGCAGAGGCGCGACTCGTGCAGATGCTAAGACAGAACGACATCACCATTCGCTCACGTGGTCTTTTGCACCAGCTCATCAACTACGATGGTAGTCGAAAGAAGCGCGTAAAAGGGCTCGACGGTACAACTCATCACTTCGATAGAGCCCGAACTGCTATTATGGCCGCGGATATCCTCTCGCGCCGACACTTCACACAAGCTAATATCGGGGACGTACAGAGACCCCGACTACCGGGTCAGTTAAGCATATCTGACTTGGACAGACATAAGAAGCGTCGTCGAGACGATGCGCTGAACCCTTTTGCTCCCCCACCTCGAGACTGGTTGTAACATGGCAAAGAAGCAACAAAAAGTATACCGACCCCAATCTGTGACCACACGTCAAGAGATCTACAAGCGCGCAATCAAGAATCGCGGCAAGGCAAAAGCAGCGCCTAAGAAAGAGAAGGATGACTCTAATGCCTAAGTTGTCCACGCTCATAGAGCGGCACAAGAAGTTCTACGAGAACAACGAGAAGAAGCAGTTCGACAAAGCTCGTCGTTATTATCGTGGTGACTTCTACTCGAACAAGTCTGCTGATTTGCAGAAGTCGACGCAGCTGCACCTGTGCAGTAAGAATCTTATCTACTCGATTGCAGACACAGCCGTCAGCGCGCTTCTCGGACCCAACCCGCAGGTGTCAGCTAACCCTCGAAACAGGCACAGCCAAGATGCGGCGCCTGCCGTCAACGGGTTGATGGAGTACATCTTCAGCGCAAACAACATGCGTCGGCGTGCGGCTACGGCTCTTATCGACGCGGTGCTGTGCAAGCGCGGTATCTTCAAGACAGGCTGGGACGTCGTAGAAGACCGACCGGTAGTCAAGGTCTGCGACCCCTCTACGGTATTCTTCGACCTGACAGTGCGCGACCCTGACGACATTCGATATTGGCTTGAGGCTACCGTTGTACCGTTTCACGAGTTCAAGCGTCGTGTGAACTCAGGACTGTACAACGTCAAGATGAGTGAAGTCACTCCTGATCGCTACCCGAAGTGGTTGCTTGGTGACAAGCAGGGCAGAGAAGCAAACTCCGTACGAGATGCTTTCGAGTGGGTCACGATCTATGAGTACTACGATCGAGAGACCAACCAAGTAAAGCACTACTTGGAGCAAGGCGAGCAAGTCGTATTCGAAGACGAGATCGACTACATCCCCTACTCCATGTTCAGTCTGAACCAGTCAGGAGTAGATTGCCTGGGGCTGTCTGAGGTTCAGCTCGTACTGAACCAGCAGGAAACGATCAACGACTTGCTGACTCACCTCAAGCGAATCACATATCTGCAGATTCCGAGGATTCTGTACGATGCCGGTCGGATCAGCGAAGAGGATCTCAACAAGGCAGTCACGGCATCTGTCGGTAGTTTTGTAGGTATCGCACCACAGAACGCTGAAGCCTTGCGAGCTCTCAACACTCTGTTCTACGAGATGCCTATGCCGCAGAATCCTGTAGGTGTGCAAGAGTTCATCGCTCGTATGGAAGGTGACGCGGCATTCATTAGCGCGCTGGCTGAAGCCGCCCGCGGTCAAGTCACAGGAGCCCGCACCGCAACGGAGATGGCAATCATCGACGCACAGATGCGGACGCGTCTGGCAACTCGAGAGGGTCATATCAACGCCGCGCTCGAAGATGCCGCGGCAAAAGCGTTCTACCTCACCCGTAAATACATGAAGGGTGAGAAGATGGTGCGCATCACAGGCAGCAATGATTGGTCTGCTGTCGATCTTGGACTCATCCAAGACATCGAGGTTGACTTCGAGATGGTCAGCTACAATCCAATCAGGCAGAACCCTTCGGTGCAGATCGAGACTCTGATTCAGATGATCCCGCTGTTGCAGGCAGACCCGAACATCAATGCCCGCGGTCTTATCGAAGAGATCGTACGGAGCATGGGACTACCGGTCAAGTTGCTCAAGCCCGAAGAACAGGTCGCCGAAGAAGCTCAAGCCCAGGCTCAAGCCCAGCAGCAGATGGCACTGGGAGGGGCCGCAGTCAAGGCACAAGAGCAAGCACCACCACAAGAAGGTGGAGGAGGTCTCCCGCCTGAACTTATGGCGGCCTTGGCTCAAGAAGCCGGCGTCTCACCTGACCAAGCACTCGCCGCAGGCGGGGGCGCTCCAATCAGAGAGCAATAATGGCTGACGACTACTACACCGCTGTACGCAAGAAGAAGATCTTGGCCGAACATGGCCTCGAAGGTTGCAATAAGCCGAAGCGTACACCCAGCCACCCGAAGAAGAGTCACATCGTGCTGGCCTGCGAAGGGGGTAAGTTCAAGATCATACGCTTCGGTGAGCAAGGCGCAAAGACCGCTGGTAAGCCCAAAGAGGGTGAAACCGAAAAGATGAAGAAGAAGAGGGCCAGCTTCAAAGCCCGCCACGCTAAGAACATCAAGAAGGGCAAGATGAGCGCGGCATACTGGGCCAACAAGGAGAAATGGTAATGGCTAAGAAGAAAGGCAAGAGCGAGTACGAAAAGCGCAAGCAAGGCAAGAAAGACGAGGCTAGCGGCGAGGGTAAGAAGGTCAGTGAGAAGACCAGAGAGACTCTTCGCAAGAAAGCCGCAGAGAAAGAAGGTGTGAGCCTGGCTACTCTGATTAAAGTCTACAAGCGAGGTCTGGGCGCATTCTTCTCATCAGGCTCCCGTCCTGGCGTGTCCGCCCATCAGTGGGCCATGGGTCGGGTCAACAGCTTCCTCAAAGGCAGCAAGAAACACGATACGGATTTGAGGTAGTCATGGCTGACAAGAAAAGAAAGATGATGCGCAAAGCCGTACAAGGCAGACGAAAGCAACCTTACGTCACGCGCGGAGGAGAGGAACGCCCCGCTAAATACGTAAGAGGGGCAAAGAACGAAGAGAAGGAAGCGAAGGCGCAAGCTAGTGCATCCAAGCAGTACAAGGAAGGTACGCTTACCAAAGCCGAAATGAACGCGGAGTCCAAGCGACGCGAAAAAAGCGCGGTAGCATAATGGCACGCAACTACCGCAAAGAGTACGACGAGTACCACAAGATGCCCGAGCAGAAGAAGAACCGGGCTGCGCGAAACAAAGCACGTCGTGAGGTAGGGCTCAAGAAGGGTGATCCTCGAGAAGCCGACCATAAGAAGCCTTTGTCGAAAGGCGGTAGTAAGAATCTCGAGAACGTAAGAATCGTCGCCCGTGCCACCAATCGAAAGAAGGGCGACGACTACTACGAGCTGAAAGAAAAGAAACGCAAGAAGTACAGCAGAGGTTGAGATGGCTGAATACGACGAAATGATCGGAACCCTACGGCAAGACGCCCAGACCGAAGCGGCCTGCCCTGAGCCCACTGTGAACCTTGAGCTCAACCTCAAGAACCGTCAAGACGCACTCGACGACAAAGAGTACGGGCCGGCGAACCCAGGTCTCGACGATGAAGGCGGTAACGACGAGTTCTGGCAGAAGTACGCAGAACGATTCAATGACACGGTCGAGAACGTGATGACGATGCGTTGCGCTAACTGCAGCTTCTTCGACACGACAGACCAAACACTTACCTGCATTGCAACTGGTATCGGAGATGAGGCTGACCCCGAGCAAGCCATCGATGCAGGAGACCTTGGTTATTGCCAAGCCCTTGATTTCAAATGCGCCTCGGCAAGAGTCTGTATTGTCTGGGCAGGAGGTGGCGCGTGACTGAGAAGTGTCCAGTATGTAATCAAGACTTGTCGAAGGCTCTGCCTGGCCCCCTGGGCCTAAGCCCAGAAAAAGTAGCGGACCAGATCCGCGCAGTCGGTGGGCGCGTCTTCAAAGGACCGTACAACCTGACTCTCTTCGGTATCAGGAATGATGACACGCAGTCAGACATGTGGGATGATTGGGTCGGCGCTTTATACCATGACGATGAAGGCACGCTGCAGATGGACCTATACCCCGCAACCACAGACCCAGGCACCACCTGGCTCGAGAAAGGGAACCCCTCTCGTGGTGGAACTGCGGTGCTCTGCGAGAACATTCAGTTCAAGAGTTGCTGGCAACTTGGAATGCACCGAGGGCAGTACCCCGCGTTAGTGCAGCACAGCGGTCAGGTAGCCGTCTATCGCGACAATGACAAAGACGACCAGGTAGACGCTGAAGGCGAGAAGCACTGGGGTTACTTCGGGATCAACTGCCATCGTGGGTCAGCTCATCGACTTGTGTCGAAGGTTGGATTATACTCGGCAGGCTGCCAGGTGATACAAGACCCGGCGCATTTTGTCGCCTTCCTCGATCTGTGCCGTAAATCAGCCAGGTCGTACGGAGACAAGTTCAGTTATATCCTTCTTCAGTGGCCCTTCGGAGAATAATCATGGCAGACAAAGAACTCAATCCAAAACAAGAAGCTCGCCAGAAAGTGAAGCAAGATGTCAAAGACGTGAAGACCGCCGCTAAGAACATCAAGCAAGAGGGGCAGGCGAAGAAGATTCTGGAGAAGGGCGAGAAGAAGGTCGAGAAGGTTCGATCCCGAAAAGCAAAACAGCTCAGCCGGTCCACCCCCAACCCACGAGACATCCTCGACGCTATGAAGGCAAAAGTGCAAGATCAGGCTTTTAAGCGTCAGGTAAAGAAGGCGAGTAAGGAGCCCGCGAGCAGACCCGTAAGGCAGAGCGAGCACCAAGTCGGTAAATCGCACTACAAAGCGACGAAGGGTAAGTAGCATGGCAATGGTACAACCCACCGACGCAGTTCTCGACGCTCAGTTCCCGCCAGCCGGTATGGGAATCGAAGTGTCTGCCTGGTCGGGCGCAAGCCGCGACGAGCGTGCCGCCATGATCATGGGACAGACACGACCTGACACAAGGGCGCAGGGAGCCGCAGCAGCACCCGAACCTGTAGAAATGGAAGCAAAGAAGCCCGTGGCAGACGTGCAAGCACCACCGAACTATGAAGCTAGATTCGAGAAGCTACTCGCCAGTTCTGGCGGTCGCGGAACCCCATTCACATAAAGAGGTTGATATGTACGGAAAAAAGAAGAAAGAAGACCCGGCTAAAAAGAAGCTCAAAGAAATGAAAGCCAAAGCAGGCGGAACCGGCAACGGAAAGTCTAAAGGGTCCTACTGAGTATGTCTTTTGTTGCCCACGGATTGAAGTGCAGTTCATGCGACTACAGGGAGGACCATGTCTTTTACAGAAGGTCGGACGGTCCCCCTGCGTGTCCAGATTGCGGTGGGTCTCGTTCTGTTAATTGGGGTCACGGTAAATTTCCTGGGGTCAAAGGCGGCGGACTCAAGAGCTTCAAGAAAGTCGATTTAGGTGCTTTCGGCGTCTGCGAGACCCAAGAGCAATACGACAGAGCCATGGGCGCCATCCAGTCCCGCTTCCCCGGCAAGCAGATCCTTGTCGAGAGTGACAGCGCCACAGACAAACGGACTCGAGCCGACGAAGCTCGTCATCGTCAGTGGGCGCATCGGAAAGAGAAGGGGCTCAACAACAAGATGGTGGCTGAGATGAAAGCCGAGGCCAAGGCAGTCAAGAAAACACTCAAGAAAGGTGAGAAGGTTCACGTTAGTAGTGCGGGAACCAAGATCACTCAAGCGGGGCAGAGCAATGGCTGAGTTAAGCGAAGAGCAAATCCTGAGCAACGCGCAGGACATACTACAAAACAAGAAACCCGTCTCTTTCGATAGAGACATTCGACCCCTTATTGATCTTATCAATATGAAGCTTTACACGACCCTACAAGGGCAAAAGGAAGGAACGATGGCACTCGAAGACGAAATGGCAGGCGACATGGGGGCACCCCCGGTCGAGCCGACTATGGACCCCATGGCCGCAGGCGCAGGACCCGAGGGCGATATGCCTGAGGACGACATGGAACTGGGACCACTCATGGAAGTTCTTGGCGCTGACGAAGTTCAGGCCCAGGCTGTCTACGACGCCGCACAAGAGATGGCCGAGACTGAAGGGCTCTCGCCGCAGGAGCTTGCTGATCGAATTCGCGACGACTTCCAACTCCGTATGCGTCTTCTTGAACTCGCAGCACAGAAGGCCGAAGCAGGCGCGCCGCCTCCAATGGACCCGATGATGGACCCCGCCATGGCCGGCGGACCTCCGATGGGCGCTCCTATGGCACCTCCTATGGGACCAGGCGGCGGGATGCCTCCAGAGGGGATGATGTAAGATGAGTGAGATTGAAGGAGAGGTAGTCGAACCTCAGGATAGCAGTGAAGCCGTAGAAGCTACTGAACCTGTCGATGCTACAGATTCTATCGAAGCAAGTGAACCAGCAGAAGAGGCGGCGCCCGTAGAGGCGTCCGCCGACTCTGACACATCTGCAGTCATTGACTGGAATGGTGAAGTTAGCAGCATGAAAGATGCTGAATGGTTCAACAAGTTCGAAGAAGGTACGCGACAGGCTCTACTTCAAGGCATGGAGACGAAGTACAAGAACTGGCAGCGCGGGTATACCAAGGCATTCGAAGACAATGCTGCTCGCCGTAAGGCACTCGAGGATCGCGAAGCGGTCATCAAGAATCAGGAAACACGCGTCAGCAAGTGGTTGTACGGAGAGAAGGATCCGATTGCAGATCTCAAGACAGAGATCGCTACGCTAAAGAAGTCTCACGAAGAGCGCTTGTCGGCGCTCAAAGAAGAGCACGAGAAGAGTGTAGGTCAAGCATCAAGCGGGAGAACTGAGGAGCTGGAAGCTCTGATGAAGGAACGTGATGACGCTATAGGCCGAATCCAAGAGTTCGAGAGCCAGGTCAAGGCTCGTGAAGAAGCGGAGATCACCTCGGCGGTTGACGAGTTCGAGACCTGGATCAAAGAAACTGCCGAAGACGTATACGCCAATGACGAAGCGTTCTACAGCCTCTGTGTTCTATGCACAGGCGGAATTGAACGAAGCGACGCGTTGGCTATGGTCCGCGGTAAATACAAGATGCCCGAGCCCGTACCTGCTGCCCCTGAACCCGAGCCCGTTCCTCAGTCGATGAGTCTGATGAACCTGGGTACAGGTCAGGCAGGCGGCACATCTCAGGGCGAAGCTCGAGGTTTCAACGAAATCATGGACGCCTTACGGCGTGAGGCACAGACACTCAAATGAAAAGCACAGAAGTAGTATTTCCAGAGTCTGCGAAGAACCCAGTCGTGGTCTTCGAGACGCTCCAAGAAGGCACGAACAACCTGACGACGCAGTACATCAACTTGAAGTACGCGTACTCGATTCGGGTCGCAAGGTCCACCGTAGCTGTCGGCTTCTCTGGTGGTGAGATCCTCATCAACGGAGTCAGCGCAGAAGACGCAGCACGCGTCGCAGAGAAGTGGCTCGATCTACAGCCCTGAAACTACCACCCGTGGGGGATGATATGCCCTGGCCCCCACGGGGTTTTCTGCACTGCGACCTTCTTACCGACCGGGCTCGCGCCGGGAAAGGGCTCGAGCTCCTGTAGCTGCACGTCAGGGCTCCAGTAAAATGAGATGGTCTCACCCGTAGCGTCTCCCCACCAGCGCTTCCAGCCGTGGCGCTTGTAGTAGTCGTGGCAGTCTTCCTGACCCGAAGGCACACGCTCGTTCTCGCTCCACTTCTGCCAACCTGACGGCGGCACGACTTCCCCCGAGGCGTTGGTTTCCACCTTGGTATCGGGTTTCGGCGGCGGCTCAGGTTTTTTCGCGGCTTTGGGCTTGGGTCCCTCCGCAGGTGCGGTATCCGCGGGAGACTCGAGAGACTGACACTTGAATGTCTTGAGCCCGCGCATCAGCGCAGCCCGAGCCACCATCTCGTGAGTGACCTGCACTCCCAGCTCCATGACTGTAGGTGTCTGCTTCATCTCTTCGATCGCAGCGTTTAGACGCTCGAGAACGACGTCATCCAGGGTAAGCGTAATATCCATGATACCTCCACAGACAGCATAACAACCGACGTGTCCTTTGACAAGCTGGTATGGAGTTTGAAAACTACACACGTCGAATGAAACGGCCCTACGAAGGAATCCTGAGTATTGTCAAGCGGGGGTGGTGGGGTCTTTCGCTTCTTGACAAAACAACAGCACCCCTCGAAACTACCTGAGGGAATCGGGTTCGCAGATCGTCGCCGCTATCATCGGAGGTCGGACCGCGCCCCTCACGCGGAGGATCAGGGTTGGACTTGACACGTCAAGGAGGGGAGCCCGAGACAAGTAGATTCTACTCACTGGTAGATTGACTATGCGATATAGGAAACAAGGAAGCTCAGTCTTGACTTGTCAATACTTCTATGTGGTGGTTCCTTTATATAGAGGAAACAAGGGGTCGACGAAAACATAGGTCGAACCTACTGTATCGATTTATTTTAAAATAATAGTTGCATTATTTCCAGGATGTCATAAACTATAGATGTCGAGGGGGGAACACCCCAACGACAGTTCTTTGAAATCTCAATAGACGCTCCCTCTCATAAGGCAGTCCCTTGGAATATTGGAGGTTCAAGGGGTGACGACTCAGAATGAGGTTGAGGTCTCGACAGTGCGGCAACGGCGGCCAGTCGAAACAAGCGATAAACCAAAACCCTGACAATGGAGATAAACCAATGTCAAACAAACTTGTGACCCCTATTCAAGCCATCGCCCTCGCATCCCTTTCTCGGAAGGTCAACGGGGCTAAAGCTTTCACGGACATACAAGGCGAGCCGTGCGGACCCCGCGCGCTCATCGAGCCTGGTGAGTACCACGGACGAT